GCAGTGACAGAACAATTCAACGACGAAAATCTGTTGGCTCAATTGCTAAATCAAAATATTCTCAAAGTGTCTGCGGTTTTTAATAATTAGTTCTTGTAGGAGTTTTGTTATGTTTGAATCTAAAAAATCACAAATGTGGACACCAGTAAAACTACAATCTAAAAGACTTTATCACTGGTTTGACGCTACTGATAATACTACTTTTGGTTGCGATAAAAATAATAGTATTTTTATCTTAAAAGGTGGAAGTAATCAGCATTTTCTACAAAAAGTATTTGCTTTCTTTAGAAAAGCAGTAATTAATCTGATAGCGATTTTTAAAGGTCTGTAATTTTAAAAATGCTAATAATTGATGCTAGTCCGACGCAAAGATGGACTCCGGCTTTTTCAAATTCTGCGATTTGGATTAAAGCTAATAATAGTAGTAGTTTAACTTTAAGTGGCTTAAACGTGACTGCTGTGCAAGATTTAGTTAATAATTTAAACTTTTCTGTCACGGGGCCAATTACAGTTAATACTACAGAATTAGGAGGGGAGCGATCAGTTTTAAGTATTAATAATACTAGCTCTGCTCAATTTCTTTCTGCTATTTTTAATTATGCGGGAAATGCAATTACTTTGGCATCTGTTCATAGGAATAATTCTGCGTTAGCAGGAAAAGTTAGATTCGGAAGATTATGGTCGTTGTCGCCATCGACACAACAAGATTTCGATAACACTGGTGGAATAATTTTAACTTATGGAATTAACTCTAACAATGGTGTATATTTGTTCAGAAATAATGCTGTAGCTGCTCAAACATCCCCTTTAATTAATAATCAATGGGCATCTGTTATCGCTACCAGAAACAGTTCCCAATCGAGAATAATTTTAAATGGTGGAACTGCATCATCTGGAACCACTTCTTTAGCTAATCTTGATTGTAATAGAATTAGGATTGGGAACGATATAACCGCAGTCGATTCAGGGATGAACGGCTTTATCGCTGAAAATATTTTATGGACTAGAGAGCTATCTACCAATGAGATTAATTTATTAGCTGGTTATTTTCATTGGGAATGGGGGTTACAGTCTCTTCTACCAACGAATCACCCTTTTAAAAATCGTCCACCTCTTGTGTCTGATATTTAAGGTAAAATAAAATCAGAAAATATTTGGAGAATTTAAATTGAATTACAGAAAATACTTAGCTGGAATTAGTATTCCACCAGCAGAATTGATCACATGGCAAGACAAGAGTGGCAATAATAACCACCTTTTAGCACAACCGAAAAAAAGGTGGCATCAACGGCTTTCTGTCTTATCGAGCGATGCTATTAAATATCATCCCATCCCGTTAAGCCAGAAGACATAACATAACTGGTAACAGTTGCTTCAAAAAAGTTTGACTTAGTGTGACCTTCCCCTTGAGTATCAGAGAATTTCTCTAAATGGGAATAGGGAGATTTTTTGTATTTGTCCTCGGTAAAAATTGGATTTAAGCCGATGGCTTTTAGTCGAATATTGGCAAGGTATTTAGTATAGTGATCTATACTTTCTTCAGTAATGCCCAGTATTTGATTACCGATAATATGGTTAGACCAATTAATTTCTTGATTGACAGCCTCTAAAAATGAACTTGCTATACCTTCTTTAATTGACTCTTTCGGGAATAATTGCAATGCTTCCACAATTAATTTTTGATACAATCGGACGTGACTTAATTCGTCTCGGTTGATCATCCTAAAAATATCGGCACTTCCAGCCATTAGCTGTCTAGAAGCTAAATTATAAAAATACTGGAACCCATTATAGAAATACAGTCCTTCTAGAATATAATTAGCAACAAGAGAACCAAAATAATTACCCTGTGTTGGGCTGTCAATATATTTTTGATAAGAACTAGCAATAAATTCACAGCGATTTCTAAGAATTTTATCGGTGCGCCATAAATCATAAATTTCAGCCCTTTTGTTTGAGGGAATAATAGTCTCAATCAAGTATTGATAACTTTGATTGTGCATAGCCTCTTGAGAGATTTGTTCTGCCATACAAAGGCTGATCTCTGGGGCTGTGACGCAAGATTTTAAGTGAGGAATGTTACAGGTTTGTACAGAATCAAGAAAAGTTAGATAGGATAAAATACCATCATAAGCGCGTCTTTCATCAAGGGTTAAGTTATTATAGTCAGTTATATCTTGAGTAATATCTATTTTTTGCGGAATCCAGAAATTTTCACGCATCTGTTGATATAAACCTACAGCCCAAGCGTAGCGGACATCATTTAATTGCATTAGGTTGGTAGTGTTACCAAACCAGATAGATCGAGTTTCAGTCGCATCATCCCCCGATGGATTGAAGATCGGGGAAATGGGCATTTTATTGTCAAGATTTGCTGATGTCATAGTTTTGATTGAGTAAATTATCTGAAGATTGATTTAAAAGCTTCTAGGTCAAGATGTATGTCGTATTTTTTCCAGTGAATATAGCTGCCGTCTTCTGGAATAGTAAATCTTGATTGGTCGGATATTTCGATTCTTTTTAGTGCTGACAGAGAACTAAACGGAATCTGAAATAAATTTAAATTGCAATCAAAAACGATTAAGCTATCTTTAAAAACAATAGCTGTACTAATCATCTTATTAGATGAACGCCATTTGTGAGCGATTATGATTCTTTTAATTATTGAAATCATGGTTTATCTGAAGGTTCCCAGTCTCTACATTGTACACAAGAAATAGAGGGATTTACACTACATTTCAGATTAAAATCTTTATGGGTTTCAGGATTATAATATTTACAAGAACTAATCCGATTATATTCAGCTGTTGAATAGTATTTGAGTTGTTTAACTGTGTAGATTAAATTGGTCTTAAATCTAAAAAACACTCTACACACGACAACAGCAAAAATTAAAGCAGTATAAAGTAAAAATATACTTAATACAATAGTTGCTAGAAAGTTAATAATTATTATTGCCATAATGATTATTTATTTTTTCGAGTATTGATAAAATAACAGAAAAAATGATATTCATGGTTAATTAGCACAACTAGAACAGCTATCTTTAAAGTTATCCTTCTGAACAGTCCGTACATAATAGACTGCTTTACATTCTGATTCCCACGCTAAAACTAGAGTTTCGTAAATTTCTTTAACTGTTAATACGCGGTTAGGTTCGTCAGGAAAATAAACACCCTGATTAAGGTTAAATAGTAATTCCATAGAAATCCCTGTATCAATCCATTTTTGCATTTCAGCAATCGCTTGAACAACAATCTTTTGATCAAGATTTTGATTCTCTTGATAATACCAAAAAGAATCTTTGATAAAAGGAGGACAATTAGGAATAGCACCTTTTGAGTTTTTTTCTGTGAATACCCGCTTAAAGACGGGCAAAACACTAGCAGTACAACCCTGAATTAAAGATGAAGTAGTATTGGGAGCTATAGCAGTAATATGAGAGTTTCTAATCCCGTAGCGTTGCACATCATTAATTAATTTATGCCAATTATAGGTATCATCAGAATTTACTTTGAACCATTCTAATGGTTTAGCCCCTAGTAATTTACCCTGACTCCATTCACTGCCAGAAAAAGCTTGATAAGCACCGCGTTCTTTAGCTAATTCCATCGAAGCGTGAGTACAAAAATAGCTAATTCTTTCAAATAAATCACTGATAGATTTAAAGTCTTTATAAGATAATTTTTGTTTAGCCAACCAATCGGCTAATCCCATGACTCCAACTCCAATCGTTCGATATTTATCATTATGTTCTTTAGCCTCGCCAATTGGGGGACAAGTGAGGTCGATAGTATTGTCAAGCATCCTGACAGCAAGATGACACATTTCTGATAAATCAGCAAGAGTGTCAATGTTAGCAAGATTAAGACTAACTAAATTACAGCAATGGGCCGTTTTACCCGGTGTGACATTAGAAAAGCTTTCACAGCACAAATTAACTTGAGGGATGTACCCATCGTGTTTATTAGGATTAGCCCGATTAATGGTATCTTTGAAGGCAAGATAAGGCATACCTGTCTCGATTTGAGAGCGCATAATATCTTTAAATAATTCCCTAGCATTAACCTTCTTGTAGAGAGTAATTTTTGTTCCTAGACTATCTTCAATTAATTCATAAGCCTCTTCAAATTTGTCCCCCCATAGTTCCGCTAATTCTATCCCTAGTTGTGTGCAAACTTCATAAGGATCAACTAATGTCCACTCGGCTTTATTTATTACCCGACGCATAAATTCATCGGTGATAACTAATTGGGGAAAAATATCATAAGCTTTGCGTCTTTGATCACCGGTTTCTGTTTGCATTTCCAAAAATTCTGGCACATCTAAATGCCAGATATCAACACCGATAGTTACTGCCCCGGCGCGTCTTCCCCCCTGATTTACTGCAATAGCTGTGTCGTTGAGTAATTTAATCCAGGGTATAATCCCCCCGGAAGCGTTAGCTTTTCCCATAACCGAGCTACCAGTGGCACGGATTCTACTCACATTCACCCCGACACCGCCACCATTCTTAGAGATGCGAGCAGTATTAGTAATCTCGCTAAAAATACTCTCTAGATTGTCTTCCATTGCTACGATGAAGCAACTACTTAAAGAACCATTAGGGGTTCTTAGATTGCCTAAAATTGGAGTAGCTAGAGAGATTTTTCTTTGGGCTATGGCTAGGTAGATTTGACGAGCAAAACTTAATCTATCTTCTGGTTCCTTTTCTACACTGGCAAGTAATAAAGCGCAAGTCAAAAAAGCCTCTTGAGGTAATTCACAATCAAGTAAATACCTTTTTGACAACATGATTGCACCAGCATAGTCAAAGTCTTTATCGTATTCTGGGTATATCCACTCCCCCGCAATTTCTAAGTCTTTTTCGTCATAGATTTCCGTAATTTTTGAATCATAAACACCTCTATCCACTTGCCACTGGGCATATTTAGCGTAGTCAGTTCCTTCTAATCTCCTGAAAACCGTGCGAGATAAATACCCGCCAAATTCTCTTTTAATTCTAGTATCCTTCCACAGTCCCCAGACGTGAAGTCTTCCAGCTACATACTTCCAATCGGTTTCTTCTACACAAAACAATCGTGTGGCAACATTGATTAAATTTTCTTGAATTTCTTGCGTGGTAATACTATCTCGTAATCGAGAGGTTAACCCTGATTCTAAAGCGAGGGGATTTACTTCTAACCCTTCACACGCCCATTCCACTACTCGTCGAATTTTAGTGATGTCTAAGGGACGAGTTTCTCCACTTCTTTGAATTACGTTAATCATTTGGTTACTCCTGATTTTTAATTTTACTTTAATAATGATTGTCCTTTTGGGATAATTTGTGTTGACATTTATTTATCCTGAGTGTAATTTGTTTTTAGTTGAGATGCCCGTTCAATTTCTCTAGCTAGGTAGCCGATATGAAAAGATTGAATACTGGGACAATCGGCAATTATTTGACGGATTAGCTTCAAAGGATTCTTACCTTCCCATTTTCCCACAAATTCACCGTTAGGGGTTAGCTGACTGACTGTGATATTATTGCCATCTGTTTCTACTAAAAAGTTACCAGCGGGATCACTGTACTCTCGAAACTCTTGACTAATAATTGATTGGTATTGATTGTTAATTAACTGTTGTACGTTTTCCCAACAGTCATCGTAAATATGGGCCGATTGGCTAATAGTAATTAATGGACCCATTGATAAATTGTAGTCAGAGTGCTTGCTAATCTCATCCCTAATATGTTGCTGTAAAGCCCGCAGTCCCATGGCATTAGCGGGCCAAGCAGAAAACATATCATTACTTCTAAAGGTAGCTGTTAAAGACAGTTCATTATCTACTACTCTTACCCAAATGTGATTAAGGCAAGGTGAACCGCCGTGATTATGATCTGAGTCACCCCCTTTTCTTTCTCCTCGCACGATTGTATGATAATCGTTTGTACGCCAACTGTTATGTTCAGCAAGTATTTGATAGTTTCCACTCCCACTATCCCAGAGGGACATAACTGCACTGGCAGAGTCGATTTCTTTGATTAATTTTGTGATAACTGCTTTAATCTGATCCTGACCGAACCAAGAGCGTAATCTTTGACCGTAGGTATATTTAACTCCTTCCCGATAGTTAGCATCACTAAGTATTTGTGGAATATAGTTCTTTAGATATTTTCTATCTAAAGGTAAGTAATTAGGTTCTGGAAAATAAAAATCTTCTGATTCATCGGTAACTATCGCCATTAAATCGATTAATTCTTGCCATTTACCGTCATAGCCAGTAGGTCTGATCGTGCCAGTAGTTTTGATTCTTTGCAGTATTTTTATCCAAGTTTCAGCAATGGTTTTACCTTCAATCCGATGACCATAGAGCGACCCAGGTTTTACTTCTGATGTAGGTTCATTGTAGGGAAAAGCCATCGGTTCTGCCCACGGTTTATTAGCACCATAAACTGTAGCCAGAATTGCGTAAGTTGTGAGACTATCTCTTAAAGTAACAGAAGACCGTAATTGATTTAAAACTTCTAAAGGAATATCTATATCAATATATCCTTTCACTAAAGAATCAATTACCCAACACTCTTTCCCTACATCATTTTTTCCTTTATAAACTCCATTCTCAAAGAAGTCTTTCAAGCATTGAACACTACCAGAATTTTTGTCTTCTTGGGTTGAATCCATTACAACAAGATCGCGGACGTGGGGATTAGCTAACAAATTGCGAACTAAAAAGTTAATTCCCCTTGATGCACTATAAAGATTGCCAATCACAGCATAATCAGAAGGATCAAGTTTTGCGGCTACCGACTTAGCAGGAGTCCATCCTGTGCAGATAGCTATACAGCCTGTCCCGACAATTAATTGATTGGGCTTGTAGATTGCATTAAACATTGGCTTTTCCTTTTTCTTTAATATTGGGTTGCTTCCAAGTTTCTATTTCTTTCAGAAATAAATCAGATTTAGGTTTCCAGTTTTCTATTTCTTTAAGAAGCGAGTCTAATTTTGCGTTGATTTCTTCAAGAGTCATAATTGATTTTACCTCTACTTTGTTCAAGAGATTTTATTTCTGCTAATGTTTTTTTGATTGATTCTTTTTCATTGGCAAGCAATTCTCTTACTTTTTGAAAAAGAATCAATATTCTTTTGTCAATTTCTGCGATAGTTATAAGTCCCTCTTTATTGAGGCCTAACAAATACATGATATACCAATCCAGCTAGTTGATAAGTTCCAATGTATTGTCCTTTTTCATCTATCCAATAGCTACCAGTATAGTAAGTCAAAATATCAAAAATCCTCTTAGGTTCTTCTGTTTCTACTAATGCCCAAAGTGTAGGAATATTATTTTGCAACTGAACGCATAATATCTTCGCGTTTAAAGGCATTTCAATCTCGCGACAAGAAGTTGTATCTATAGGGTACTTCCAGATGGTTCTCATTGGTTTTTTGGGTTAGTGTACATTGATCCGATAACCAGTAACTGACATTGTGGTACTACTCTGTTCTTGGGAAAGGATTATCTCCTAATCCCCATTGATGCTTAAGAAAAGCTTTGTACATATTTTCTCTGACCATCATTTGTTCGTAAAGCTTGATCAGGAAATCCTGCGCTTGCTCCTGACTCATTTTTTCTACCTGAGTCTGAAAAGAACGAATGTTGAACTGTTGTTCTAAGGAAAGTTCGATAGGTTGAGACATAGCATTACTCCTAAATTAAAATTCAGACTCTTCTTTTTGAGGTTCAAATCTATTATCAAAGTCTTCCAACGTTTGTTTTAGACAATGATAAAAGCCATTAAATTCGTCAAAAGGTTCCCAGTCTTTTTCGTGATGTTTGAGTAGCTTTCTTGCCATTTCTGGTTCAATGGGAACGTAAATGTAGTCTTCTAGTGATTTATCTTCCACTGTCTAACTCCTCCCAAAAATTGTCAAAACAAGTGATTTTCGTCTCTAATCTTCTGTCAAATAAATCTTGAAAATTAGGATTATCAATTTCTTTTTTTATTCTATCAGAGTATTCATGTACAAAAGAAATAATGTTTTCAAGGCTGATAGCATTGTTAGCTTCATCTTGATAATATTGTTCTTTTTGAGCATTCGACATTTTATCCCAAATTTGACTTCTTAATTCTATTAAGTCTTTTTTGGTTTTTTCTACAAAAGCAAGTCTAGCTTTAATTCTATCTTCCATTGCCTAACTCCTTCCCAAAATTATCAAAACTAGGTAATTTTTTGCTTTGTCTTTACTAAAACTTCCCACAGGTCGTTAGTGTAGGCTAGTTCTCTAGCCAGTTTTCTTTGTCTTTCTCTGTAATCTTCTTCCCATGATTTCTGAAATTCATCCCACGCTTTCTCGTCCCATCGTTTTTCGTATATATCATATTCGTATTGACTGTAGTCAAAGTCGTTCATTTTTTGCCACATTTCTTGTATTGTTTTTCTGAAATAGTTTTGCCTAATTTTCTTTAATTCCTCCCATACGTCATTAAAATTTGGAATAATTAATTGACTGGTTTTTATCCAATTTTTCCAGTTTGCTTGCGTGTACTTTTTTATCGGATTAACCTCGACAATTTCCTGTATAACATTTTTTAGCAGTTCAATGCTTTTAATGTCTAGACATTCTTGAATTTCAAAACCACAGTAGTTACAAAAAACTACATAACTTAATGTGGTTCCCATTTTTACTCCAAGAGATAACGAGGTTTTATGAAGCTTGGATTTGTCCATGATGTACCTCCTTTAGATAACTATTTGGCTTTATAAGTTAACTTTTTTCTAAGAAAAGCCAAGAAACCCATAGAACTACTATCGCAATATTTAACATGAAAAATGTTAAATCTATCAGTAATTGTTTTGACATAATTTTATCTTGTTTCTACAAATTTACCATAACTCAACTATACGCCTTCTTACTTGAATTGTCAAGATAATTTTGATACACTAAGATTAGAAAAATTTATATTAATACAAATGTTTGACACTGCTATTGGAGTTGCGGGAAAGTTTCTAGAAAATCCCACAATTAAGGCTAATGCCTCTCTATCCTTTTCTGTGGCTACAGGCTCTACCATGACTACCGATGCCGTTGGTAATCCAATTATGCGAGCATCTTCTACAGAGTCTTTAGTAATTGCCTGTTGGTTGCAACAGGCAAAACCGCCTGTAGCAGAAGTACAAGAAGGTAGTTATCTCGATTGTGAATATTTTGAGGGAAGATTGGTAAAGCCTAAAGATTACCCGTTCCCAATTCAGGCTACAGGGGAATTACAAGTAACAATTAATAACAGAATCGGTCTTGTCAGACAGTTAAATGTGTTTGAGTCTCCGACAAGCCAGCAGTTAGGGATTGCCGCAAAACTAGGACGGAGGATTAAACTTTATGTAAGATTTGATCAAGGTAGTTAACTTTCAGAACCTTTTAAATAACCGAGGTATCCTGAAACAACTGCTACGATAACATTGCCGTAGGTGTCAGTAGTTTCAGGAGTAAAGAAAGAATGAATCAAGCAGGCGAAAACAATTAAAACACAGACAATAGACGGGTCTAATTTAAGATGTGGCATTGCTGTTATCATCTTCTATAAAAATTTTCTTTAGAATTGGTTTATCACTAATTGTTAACTTTAATTCGTCTTGTTTCCATTTTGTAAACATTGAATCGTATCCATAGATATATTTTAAATTGTCGTCGACAATAACTCCTGTCTTTTTCAGTGCGTCATTAACATATTTTGCGCTGCCACAAACATTATCGGGGTCACGTCCAAAGTTTTTAATTCGCCATTCGTAAAGCATCCATACTTTGTCAGGAAAACGTGGAATTTTTTGTTCTATAATAAGTTTTTGTATATTAAAGTCCCATTCTTTTTTAGTAGTTGCGCTTTTAAATTTATTTGCACGAGCTAATCTTATTTGATCATTAAGAGTCGGCGGAAGTGGACAGATAAAAATCGCTTTCATAATCTTGTTGGGCGATACTTTTTAAATACCATTAGCAAATCATCAGGAATTGTACCAAGTTGACCAGTTCCATAATTGATTTTTACCTCTTCAAAAGGTAACTCAACTGACGAAACACCCTTAAAAGAACCCGTATTACATACCCAATCTAAAATACGACCAAAAGCCGCTTTTATTTCCCTTGTTTGTCGGGTATCTTGGGTAAAATCAATGCCACTGGAATACTCTACATCAGCCTCAGAAAACTCAGGATATGGTTCCCGACTGTAGCCATGATAGCCGCCATATCCCCACGATCTACCAATTGCTGTAGATAAGTGAATTTGACCATCTATATCGATTATGTAGTCGTTAGAACCTAAAACTTGCCAACTATCAGGAGCGATAGCCCGATTAAATCCATCGGTAATATTGCCTAGTCTAGCTTTAATTATCGGAGCAGGATTGCTGATAAGTGGAGTATTTATACTGACATAAGTTAATCTAAAATTTTGGAATTTTAGATTAACTCTTAGTCTTTCCCGGTGACGGGTAATTTCTAAAGGTCGATCTGCTCCTCTATCGCCTTCAATGATTGATTGAACAAAGTAAATCGCACCAGTGACGGCATCTTCTGATAAAGATACCGATGGTGCGAAAATAGAGAGGTCATCAATGGTAAACATCATTAGGAAATTTTGCTCAACAAAGGACAACTTGTGTCATGAACCGGGCAAAATGGACGATGATCGAGATCAGTTCTGAGTTGACCCTTACACCGGTTGCAGACTGGATAACCCAATGCCTTCAGATTGTTATAAGTGACCTCATTGGTTCCATTTGTCAGGAGAAGGTTTTTAGTTCCACTTGTTGCGATAGATGGAGTTTCTTCGGGGGTTTCTTTGCTTGCCATAATTGTTAGAAAGATAAGGTTTATACAGCTACATCTAGGGTGCGTAATTCGGCTACTCGTAATTGTTGAGAAGCTTCCCCAGTACCTACGGGATCAACGTCAAGAGTTTTGTAGCCGAGCCACGCTAACCAAGTTGCGCGAATCCGACGATCAAATTGAGTGACATTATCAAAAGTGATTTGAAACGGCATCCCTACACCAACACCTAACGCACCGGCTCCAATTAAATAACCAGTACGGGTAGTTTTAGCACCTAAAGAACCACCCAATGTTTCACTTTGAACACCGGGTTGACCGGCCGCTCCGACACCGACACTATTGCCAGTTTCAAAAATATGGAATTTTTCTACCAACCCTAAATACGAGCTAACCCTTCCAGTATCCCCGGGGGGAATATAAGACGGATTGAGAATATTTAGTAAAGCGTCAAGATCACGGGTCGTATTTGCTTGCCAATCGTCATCATAACTCTCTTTTAATTGCAGAATTTGAGTCGAATTTAGGAATAGCAAATACGTCTGGTCAGGGTACATCTGGAACCTGTTATCGTGGGCGTATTGATATAATCGCCGCAAGAATCCTTTGGTAAAAGTTCCATCATCTCCTGTTGCTGATAATCCAGTGGGGGAAGTAACGAGACTGCCTTTTTTGTTATACAAATGTAGTGACGTGCTATCAAGCATCGTTTTGATCATGGTATTATCAAAACTTGCATAGTCGTAATACAGCGTATTCTGCATCCAATCAATCATTCCCATCGCACTAAAATATTCAGTGAAAGTTGGGATAGAAACAGGTCGGATTGCAGTAGAAGCACCTACTTTACCGCGCCCATACTCAAAGATTTCTGCCGATACGCTAGACGCACTATTATTATCTGATTCAGAAGTCAGATCAGCATACTCACCCTTTCCTGATAGTTGATAATCGCTTACCGACGGGGAACTTGTTAGGTAATTTAATCGAGGAATTCGGATAACAGTTCCATTACGAGCCGTAAAGTCTAAGGCATAATTAGGAATCTGCCAAAAGGCAAACCCAGGGATTTGAGTTTGACGGAGAATTGCTGACAAAGTGTCAAGAAAAAACGGGGGAAGATCAGCCGCAGTCGTTGGGGCATTTTTTGAAACTTGACCGCCCATTACAGGAGCCGAACGAGTCCCTCTGAACCAGCCTTGTTTGCGACCCCAATCATCTAAAGAGTTGACAATCTGTTGCCGGTTATTTTTAACATGGCGATCTAATCGTACTTTATCGTACAGGTTTACTGTCTGATTACCGCCCATTACAGGAGCCGAATAGATTACACCAGAATTTTTCTGAATGTCTTCAATCAAATCAAAGGTTTCGTCAAGCGCACCAGTGATTTTATCGGCATCATGGGCGACGGTTTTATTGAAGTTAGGCAACTGCATTTTTTCTGGTGTTTGGCTACCGTAAAGCTTTCCTAAGTCAGCAAAATTATTAATCGTTTTTTCCGATTCAGTGACTTTAGTTTCTAGTTGAGCGATTTTTTCATTAGATTTTTGGATAGCTTCCGTGGCAGAATTGAGAGAAGCTTCTAGGGTAGCTTTTGTAGTTTCAAACTGTTGCTTTTGGAATTCTAGTGCCGATTGTTTTTCCAATTCCATCGCTTGCTTTACTGAAGCTACGGTTTCTGCTACGGTGTTTTTGACAATCTCTTGAATCGCTTTGGGGTCAAAGACTGGGACGGGAGTGGGATCAGGGTCAGAATTTTTGACTGGTACACCACCCTCAGAAGACTTTAAATCACCTCGAAAAGTGGCTTTTTGAGTCAGGGCGTAGATTTCTTCTTGAGAAGGAGCATCACTTCCTTCTACTGAATCTTTAATAACTACGGGAGTAACCCGTTTGATTTCTTTTAGGGTATTCATTACTGATTACTGATCACTAACTATTAGATATAATTGTACTACAGAACTTTCTGTTTTAGCTAAAAACAAAAGTATTAAGACGGGAATCTATTAATCTTGCCTGACGACAATTGCCACTGGTAACAAAACTGCATTCGATAGAATCCATTTTTCCGGAGCGGCGATAGTAAGGGGTTAGTATTTCTTCATCTACTAATCCCGCCATATACGGGGGGTAGTGGGGACACTTAGGATCACTGTAAGGAATATCGCAGATAGGACAAATCGACTCGCCATAAAAGATTCCCCCCATTGAAACATCGGCTTTTCTGCCATAGGAAATTTCAGAAATAATCGGGTGAGTCGCTTCTACAAAACCGAAAACCAAGACCTGATGATAGCCATCTTTTTGGATTATTCGGTAATCTTCGTTTGGATTAGGAGATTTTTCGAGGATTCGTGCTATCCCTTCCTTGCTTACACGAGGCAAGGAATAAATAAAAGAATCATAGATCATCCCAAAAGTTTTGGACTGATCTTCCCATTCATGATCGATCATTAAAGCGCATCCAGGATAACTAGCTACCATGGTTTCTAAAACATTTTTATCCCATACCTGGCCAGAACTGTGAATTAAGTTATTTGAGGCAATTAAAGCAAATCGCATCAGTTCCGATGATTCCCACGGATCGAGTCCGTAGGGCTTAAATTGATTGATTAACGACATCTCCTCGTCGGTAGGATGACGGGTCTGTAGCAATATCTCTAATTCAGCGCGGGTTAGTTTTAGTTCCATGTCAATAAAAAATACTTATATAAATAATTCTATCCAAAGACTTGACGTTTGTGGTTGGTTGATCTATATTAATAGTGTCGTCTCCAGCCCAACCCTATAAATACAAAATTTCAATACAAAATATTTGTCTCCATAGAAAGTGTATAGCTGAGGAAACAACGCAGGATTGATACCCTGCGTTTTTTATTTCGTCCAGCCAAAGTTTAACGAGAGCATATTCTCGGTAGGTCGTGTCCTAGAGTTAGAAAAAACAAAATAACAACCGCAATTGGCCCGACAAGTACATCTTTCAGTCGGTCGGGGAAGTGTTCCAATAGGCTGCCAGCCGGCACTTTCATAAAAAAGACACTCTTGGCAAGATTCTCTTTTGGTAATTATTCTCTTTTCCCACTTGTTGACTAGAGCGTGTCCTCTCCTATTCCCCTCTTCAAAAGCTTCTCTAGACTTGGCAACGTACTGTTTAGAGCGGTTGATTATTTGAGCCTCTGATTGAGTACCAAGAATAATATCACGGGAAAACTTTCTTAATCGTGCGTATTGTGTTCTAAGCATCTGACCAATTCTGCCATAGTCAGAAGCGTTCATATCAGGCTTGCCAACTCGATAAAGCTGAATAGTTAGGTTTTTAATCTCGAAAGACATTTTCTCTTCCCACTCACTAACAGTTATTTTTTTTTCTAAAAGGTCACGGGTAAGTTTATCTGTTTTTTGAGTACGGGCATTAATAGTTTGTTGAGAGATTTGTCTAACTTTTTCAGTAGAGACAAATCTCCCCGTTCGATTGTCTCGATAGCGTCGAGTTGCGGGGTTGAAAGAAAAATCACTCATAACTTATTTCAGGTTCTAATAGGTTTTTAAATTCATCATCCGGAGGTTTCTTTTTCCAGTCATCGATAGCTTTTTGAATGTCATTGGCTGTTACTTCCGCTCTCTCTAGTAACTGACCAATTGGCTGTAAGTTTTTATCTTCTGGGTTAAATTTATCTGCCATGACCTTATTCTACTTTCGATGGTTTTATCGGGCTTTTCAATGCTTTAACAAATTTAGAGCGTCCAATGTTTTTATGAATCGGGTCTTGTAAAGCAGAAATTAATATTTCTGGCGGCAGTGGTTTTCGCATTTCCCATTCTTCTTTACTCATCTTTTTAGTAAGTTTACTTGACTTTTTATCTTTTGGGTTAAATTTATCTGTCATATTATTTATCTCCTAATCCGTCATAAACTAATTCTTGGATTTTTTCTGATTTATTGAGTTTAGCTTTTAGGTTACGGTTTTCAATTTCTAACATTTTTATCTTTAATTTTAATGTTTCATAATCAAACATCAGGTTATCGTATGAGTCGGTTAATTCGGCGTATTCAGCTCTCAAGTCTTCGATACTCAAATCTTCGATAATAGCGTCAAAGTTATTGTTATTCATGAATTTTCTCTTTAAATTAAATAATAACTCTTGACCGTCAAGAGTTATTTCTTGTCAGTTCCCTAATCTACTGTACGCTTTTCTTTCTGCTTTATTAAGTTCGCTAATCAAAGACTTACCCCGAGTTGTTAAGTCACGCACCTCATCTTCTAAAACCTCACTTTTAGCGTCTTTAGCATCTAGTTCGGTTAGAATACTATTATTAGAATCGGAAACAACATAAGCTTTTAGATTTGTCATAATTATCTCTTGATTTTACTGTATTTTATCAAATTTAAAACAGTTTTAACTGTAATGGAGAATTATCTACTGGTTCTTCTATCGGTTCATCTGGAATAGGTTCTATAGGTTGGTCTAGTCTGTTACAAGCTATCTGATAATATTCTAATTCTTTCTCGATACAGATATAATTTCTACCTAATTCTTTGCAAGCTAAAGCAGTAGTGCCAGAACCACAAAAAGGGTCTAAGACTGTCCCACCCGGAGGTAATCCTAGAGTTAAGAGATATTTCATTAATGCTAGTGGTTTTACCGTAGGATGAGTATTACCTTCACCGCGTTCGGATTTACTAGCTTTAGCGCAATAGAAAAATCGGGCGGCAGAGCCTGAGTCACCGTATGTTTCAGCGATATGGTCTGTCTTGCTTCCGAAGAGAGGCTTGCTGGTTCGTATCTGTCCCTCTTTCATCTTTCCGCTTTTTGTCTCAGGAAACAACCCCACCACCTCCTCGCTGCCGTCGTGGATGAAGTTGGCGGGCCATCTTCCGATGTTGGGAGAAGCGTCACTGTGGCGAAGAAGTGGTGTTGTGTTGCCTAGCTTGTCGAAATGAGAGCCAAGCCCATTCCCACCGCTTCCGCTAGTCTCCACCCTGCACCTATCGATATTAATCCCCCCAGTTCCCCACTGTAGGACATTCTCCGCGACCGTGCCAGTGAGAGGTTTACGAGCCACAATGATTGGTTCAAAGGCTGGTTTTAGAGCAGTTCCCCAGCCTTGCCACTGCTGGGCTTCGGGGGTGGCGGGATTGCATGAATCCATCACGGATGCACTATCGCCGATCTTGCTCCAACCGTCATCGTTCAGGTTTGCGTTTTTATGAAGTCCTCCGGTAGCTGGCACTTTGTCCCTCTCCGCTCCGCGTACTTTTCCTGTACCATTACACGCAGGACATTCAACTATAGATAATTCTAGCAATCGTTCCCACTCTTTGCGTGTCCCACCATAGGCTTGAGTTTTTTTAATCCACTCTTCCCATGACTCAAGTTTAGTGTTTTTTCCTGTACCATTACACGCAGGACATTCAACTACTGCAATTTTATCAATCGCCTTGCTCACGTCCAACGACTTCGGGAACCCCGACCCATAGACCCACATAATTGTATCTCTGATTTCCCAACCAGCGTCCTCGATCGCTACTGCCAATCGGTGAAAAGTACGAGTCCCACCAAAAGCAAATAGGTGCGCTCCTGGGTTAGCAACTCGTAAAGCTTCAATCCAAAACTGTACACCGGGTACACCATGATCCCAATTTTTTCCCATGAACGAAAGTCCATAAGGAGGATCAGTAAGGATTAAATCAATAGAACCATCAGAAATAGTTTTCAAAACCTCAAAACAATCACCATGAATAATTTGATTAATCATTTTGATTTATATTTAGTTTCTTAACAGGTTGTTTATTAGTTTCTTCATCGGTTAAATCAGAGTCAGTGTCTTCAACCTCCCCTCCTGATAGACCATCTATAGATTCACTCCATTCTGGCCACAGTATCCGATATTTATTTTTAGCATTTTCGGCATAAAAATCTAACCCTTTTCTGAGAATGATTTCTGTATCAATTACCTGTTTGATAGCACCGCTAAGAAGCTGACACCATCCGTATCTCATCCTAGAATAGCGACGATCAGGCGACCGGGATAACTCTTTAGTTCCCCCTTTTGATTCTAATCCTGGGAAGAAATAGGTCGGGAATCCAGGGATAATTAGCTTGTACCGGCATTGTAAAAGAGTATCAATTAACCCTGTTAAATCAGAGTTAAAATTAGTCATTTTGCGAATATCTTGTCCAGGATAGCTGAGAATATGGTCGGTTATTATTCCGCTTTTTCTACGGATTTCTAATTCTCGCTCATAAATTCTTTCTTGCTCGGTAGAAATACCTGGCATAATATGAAGCGTCGGGGAAACTCCTAAGTCATTGGATGCCCTAATCAAATTATCGAAAGCTTGTTTAACATCAGCCCAAGCATCTAAAGAAGCTAACCAAAGAGAGCGACCATAAAGAAAATCAGGTTCATGGCGAATATGGCAGATTTTATAGGGTTCAAAAAAATAATCAGGGTCAGACTCCGAAACGTATTTCCTTTGCTCAAACCCAATTAATTCCCCTTGATCTGTTTCTTTCCTAAACATCTCAAAGGTAGGCAAATAAAGAGCCTTTGCTACACCAAAATCCTTAGACTTGTTAGCAGATAAACCCTCTCGTTCAATACCTAACTCTAGAAAGCATTCTCCCTTCCCTAATGCCCATCTTAAGGCTTTCTTGAGTCTATCCCCACCAATCACATAGGTTGAAAAATTCTGCTTTCTCAACCTAATATCTTCTGCAATGGCAAACACTTCTGGGTTAATAGGAGTTTCTTCATCATCAAGGGTTTTGGCTACTACCCATCCCTGATCATCTCCATCGTCAGATGCAAAGGTATCAGAAGCGGCCATGTCAAGGGCATGGATAACCTCATAGCACCATTGATTAAGTTCAATTAATTCTCTTGATATTCTTGGATCACGGATAGGATTTTCCGTAATCTCCAAATCGTACCGACGTGATACCGACACGATCCCCGGTGAAGTAAGGGATCGCTGAGAGCCTCTTAATTTGTCATCCTTTTTCTTCTTTTTTGCCATTAGAACTGCCATGTACTATTTCTATGATATAAGAAAACAGACCATTTTGTTGATGGTCTGTCTTAAATCACCCAAGGAGAAATCTAAATATTAAAAATATCTATCAAATGTCCCATCGCTCCGCAAAACTTTTCTTTCGTCAATGTCATCATCGGAAAAAAATAAATCAGTAGTTAACGCTTTCATTAAAGCCTTAGCCGCAACATTAGATATTACAATTCCCACTTGTGAAGTCGCATCGACTATGTAATTATCTTCAATAGAGCAATAGGTAATTGTAATAATCTCGTAACAGTTAATAAATGCCGGATAACCTTCTACTGTCTCTAGTATTAACGGACGGTATTGTTTTCTCATGACAACCTCTAATTTTAACTAAATATTACAGGTTACTTTTTGAATTGTCAATATCTTAGATAAATCTTAAAGCCCTCTCATAATACCGTTTTCTTTCAGCTAGACCATTTGTACCACCGTTGACACGACGGGTAATTTGTTCAACGGTTGCCCCACGGTCACACAGTTCGTTCATTTTGTTATTTTGCCACCAAAACCCAGAAGGTAAAAATAAATATTTTTCGCTAACATATCGCCACCCTTCCATAACACGCTGATCGCCTATATAGTTAGCAAATGCCTGATAATGGGTTCTGCCAGTCATTTGAATAGCATCTACACCTCTGAACTTTTTGCCGTCACCAGGTCTGGTATTCCCTAAGTCTTTTCGTCCTTCATAATTTGAGCCGTCGTGGATTTCTACCATAAACCTTAAGCCAGCTGATTCATGGGCTATTTGGCTTAAAAAATGTCGAACTCTTTGTACTGTGGTAATGTCAAATCTCTTAAGGCACTCATCTAATTTTTGAAACTGAAAATCAGTAATTTTATCGTTAAGCCTATTAAACACACCCTCAACTTGATCCTTGCGGACTACCGAGGGATTAGGGTCGTCAAAGTGACTAGCAAAAGCGTACCAATTAAATTTACCCTCAATCGGAGGCTTTACTTCTAGTAAATAGTGATTTTTTTCTTTTTTGAGAATCTGATTATAAATTACTCTTTGTCCAGCTTTGATTGGGATTGTTCTAAAGTCTTGGGGAAGACTTTCAGAACTAGAGTCAATTAGGTGCGATTTTAATATAGTGTTGCGATTTGCCGTTAGGGATTTCATGGTAATTTAGTTAATAAAGTTGACAATTCTGTTAAGATTTATGTTCAAGTATTCCGATTCGTATATCAAATTCTTCCTGTTTTTTGCGAATTGCTTCTATTTGATTAGAAATAGAAGAGAAAGTTTCTTGTTTCGCTTTAATAAGGCTTATCTCTTTGTCAAGTTGCGCTGTTAATATAGTCAGTTTTTCTATCCCTGTTGATAGTCTTTCGACCATTTTCTCTAGCTTTTGCTCAAGAGATTCCATCTTCTTTGATGTTTTCTCAAAAGTTTCGTGATCAAGTTCTTTGGCCTGTGATTTGGTATTTCTTGAAAACATACTAAGTAATGCTATTGCGATAGCCACAACAGTGCCAATGTCATTAAGACTTATTTTTAGACCATGATTTTCGACATAGGGGGGATGGCTTTGGCTGGCAACAGAAATATAATACATGGCAGAAGGGGAACATTAATAAAACTATTCTACAGTTTTTACTGTTATTTATGAATTCAAATTAATTCTTTAGAAAAACTTAGCTTTGCTTTGGAGAACTTAACAAAAAGTCATTTCCAGGCATAAAGTTGCCAAAACTGGGGATATTGCCAAAATTTATAGTATTATTCCAAGTGTTTTTACAAGTATTGTAAGTTTTGTCACAGCCGGCTGTAAGGATTACGCCATCGTGGGTAGCTACGGGGCCAGATGCTTCAGTAAATAACTGAATATTAGTTTTACCTCCAAATATTGAAACAGTTCGGTAGATTGCGTAAGTAGCTGATTTATTTGCCCCGTCTGTAAATGTGCATTTTCCCCAAGCAAGATTTTGGTATTCTCCCCACACCTCAAAGTCTCTCCGACCATTAACACCAGCAACCTGAGTTTCGTAAAATGGTACTTGTTTACGGCATCCTGAGTTATCACCGTTATCCTGTCCAAAAGCCCATTGGCAAAAAGGTGATGTTTTTTGATCTCTACTTTGCCTTAAATTAATACTAGAGCCAGTAAGATTTTCAAGTGTATAGCTTTCGCCACCAAGTGATTTAATTTCTCCCACATAACCTATTTGTATTTGCTCGTCTGGAAGATCTAAAAGTGAATTAGGTAGGTTTCTCCAGTCAACAACTGCTGTAATAATTCGAGCTTCTCTAAATTTATTAGAAAAAAGTAAATTTTCGTCAATATTATCACTAAAAGCACCTCTATATTCCTGATTATCCGATTGTATTCCCAATCGTTTTTCCATTGCAGTCGGATCAAGAGATTGCTTTGCTCGAAATACTACCCCGCCAATTTTTAAGTCTTGGGAAAAATTCGTATAACCGAGATTTTCTCCGTTTGTAAGTTCAATTAAAACGCAATAACACAGCGTTAGAACAGGATTCGCGAAAAAATCTTCTAGCCCTGAATCTTGTTGTATTCCCTCGGTAAATCTCCTGATCTGTAATTCTCCAAGTGAATAAATCTGTAAAGAGGATTGGTTTTGGTAGCTCAAAGAGACAGAGTTGAATCGGGACAAAATTGATAAATTGTTAACTAAATCAGGATAACGAAATGTCGCTCCTGAACCCTTGGCACACAACCATAGGGCAATCAAATAATCAATATCTTTTTGAGATAAAGTTTTTCTTTGTTGTAAAGAGCTAATGTCAGAGGGAATATTTCTCCGAGAAAATCTTTTTCTTTCTCCACTAGATAAACTAATAATATTTGTCTCAAATTTAGGAGAAATTGTACACCTTTTAGTCAAATTTAAATTAAAATCGTGATTTAAGTCCGAAGAAAAAACATCGCTAGGTAGCAATGCAATTTCAGGCTCAATTCTTGATTCTCGTAAAATTAATTTTGGGATAGAAAAAATAGCGTTATCTCTATTTTTTGTAATAGGTTGATAATCTAATTTATCTTCTTCAAAATGACATAATACCTTAAAAGTGCCTTCCCAAGTTAATTTGGGGCTACTAGGAGGTGGATTGTTGAAAACTATTTTACCAGGAGCTACTATATATTCCGACGGTGGTATCTCTGTAGTTCCTTGATAAATTTTTAGGTTGTCAATATCTGGGTAAAGAATAGGCCTGTAATGCACGTTGTCGCCGCAGGAATATGTTTTGATCAAAATAAATTCTGTATTTACTCCATTGTGTTCTGGGCTAAATATTCCTTCTGTGGGGGATGTTGAAGCAGTGAGATTAAATTTACTGGTGATAAACATTCCGAAAACGTTATCATCATTGCTTGGGTTCACTGTTTTTAAGCTAAGGAAAGTATCTCCTGGCTGGATAAAAGGAGTGGTACTAGCGCTATTGCCAAGAGCAAGGTTATAGTATTCGTCGTCTGGATTCCCAACCCCAAAAGGATTGGGCTGAATCGTCGGATTTGGATTGGCAGGATTATCGCCTATCCCCCCAACAGTTATCAAACTTCCATCTGCCGATGTTTGACCAGTAGTGCGGTCATCCGCTCCCCCTGCACTTGTAGTTAAACGTCGATTATTGGTTGAGTTAGTAGTTACGTCAATTACGGTAAATTGCTGCTGCCCCAAGACTGGCTGATGGCTATGACTAGAGGCAAGTGAAACCAGAAAATCTCCCCCAGTGTAAGGACTGGCAAAATTAAACTGGAACGTGTCTCCTTCGGTGGACAGTTCTCCGTCTAAGATAACCGAGGTAAAACCTTGGGTAGAAGGATTACTATAGGCAACGACAAGAACCGCCCCATCGTTAGTTAGGTTTGGAGAAGGAGGCCCGTTTTCAACGATAGTAAAGTTTTGCAATCCCCCCGTAAAAGAAGAGGCGATGATACTGGTGACATCCCAAAGGACGGTAGTGGCTAGGTTGTTATTCTGACTAAGAATAGTTGCTGAATCTAAGGAAAGTGTATTCCCATTAAAAGTTACTCCGTAAACTGAACTTTTATCCCAGACGGAAACAGCATAGAGATAAGCCCTCTCAATAGTAGAACCCGTGGGTATATTGGCTTGAATAACTCCACTATTAGTTGTACTACCGAAACCGTCAATAGAAAGGGCAGCGTTGGGAATGACATTTCGTACCATCAAATCACCCATCAAACTGGTGGCAGCAGTGGCAGCACTCAATAGGCCTTTTACCTGATAATCAGAAAGGTCACGATAAAGAAAATCTTTTTTTGATCCTTTCATTTCTTCATGAAAGTCGAGAATGGCATTTAAATCATCAGATTGTAACGTAGTTCGAGCAAGATTGAACACTCTAATAGGGCTAGACCATTCCACTATTCGTTGTTCTGCCCCTTCTGTGTTTTCTAGTAAAGAATTAGAAAACTGAATTTCTGTTTGATAGTCTTTGTCTGGAATAATAGGAAATTCAGGAATATTTACTGGGTAAGGATCATCAGGAAAATCAACTGGATCAGTGACACGAATAATGTCAATTACTGTAACATCATAAGCTAGTTTTTTGGGTTCGCTTACAGTACCAGAATAAGTGTAATTTTTACTGGTTCTCTCTAAAGAGATTGTGTCGGCAATTGAACCAGTGTAACGAGAGTTATACTGATTTTCTGGAATAGAGAAAATACTTACTTGTTGACCGTATTTGCTAATTATTTTCCAAAATTGACCAAATAGATTAATTCCACCAACAGGCTTTAATGTCGGTTCTTTGTCCCACGAAACCGGTATACCAGTACGCCAAAATATGGGATTATCTTGACTCCCATTTAAGCTTTTTTCTCTAGCAGTTCCAAAAACGTGATAATAAATCATACTAAACTAATCCCTCAGTCCATACTCGCGTTAAAACTCTTTCATTGCCTATCTCTGCCACACAAATCCAAAAAGGGTTATCGCTTCCATCAGGGTCAACTCCAGTATTGCGAATAACTTGACCTAATGGAATAGCTTGATTTACTTTTATAAGGTTGTGTGCTATTCCTATGGCTCTGTTAGGAGAAGCATTATCCCTAAAAACGTAATCTGTAGCGTCAGCACCTGGAGTTGATGTTTGGCAAGTTATGCCGTAATTATCATTTAAGATAAGGGGTTCTCTTATTGTTTGGTTTTCAGATGCAACCCTAGCCGCTTGGTTGATGCTATGAGAGCGATATAATCCGCAAATATTTCTAAATCTGCTAGTCTCAGTATATAAACCTTGTTTTGTCCATCCTGCATAAAAAAATCTATATAAACCGAAATTATAGGCTCCCCCATTATTTGATACTGCAAAATAGCAAATAGATTCGGAATTGGCTACCATGTAAATATAAGCAGTTGAAACATTTAAAGTGTTTGAAAAGAAGCTACTATCGCTAACACCTATGGATTGGCTATTACCATTAGCGGAGCCAGATTTTATCCTCAGATTATTACGTCCAGTCTCATTTTCCCCTATCCCAACTTTAAATCTCCAATTAGCAGAACTGGAAGTTGATGTAATGTTTCCCGTCAAAGATTCATTTGTGGACGGCGGCCTAATATAAATGGCATCAGTTCCGTCAACAAAAAAGTTGCCAGCACCAAAAGCTGTTGTGCAAAAATTAGTTAAATCAGTCGATGTGATGCCCGCTTGTCCTAGTGTCAAGGAGCGTTCGTTAAAGTAGGTATTCCCAATATTGTCTTGGTTTATCATGGTGTTCTATTGAATTGGTTAATATCTTGAGCGCAATATAAGAAAGTCCCACCGACTAATATTGGTGGTCGCCATGCTTGTATTTGAGAATTTGCAAGTTGGCAATAAGTAAATTCTCCGTAAAGAGATGTAAGAGAGGGGAAAAATAACCATCTAGACATATTTTCTTCCTATAGTAAAAAATAAATGTTTAGGGTTATTAACAGCAGAAACAACAAGTTCTAACCTGTCTCCTATGTCAAGAAGATTCCCTGTTGTTACGGGAACAGTTAATCGAGTAGAAGTAATAGATAAATTATTCAATCCAGAAATATTTATTCCATTAATGCTAACCGATATAGTAGCTGTACCAGATTCAGATACGGCACTAAAGCTTAGGATGTTATACCCTTTTAATAAAGCGAAATCAAGAGGATAAGTTTGAACAATAGGAGATTCTATGTCCCCAGAATATTGTTCTGTATTATCATTAATCTGATTTTGGATTTTGCCTAACGCAATCAACAGTGTATCAGTAGCAGTTATTGCGCCACCAGTAGCTGTTGACAATCCAGTTAATACGGTTGTTAAAATATTTCCACTCAAATTAATATTAATACTATTAATCTGATTTTGGATTTTGCCTAACGCAATCAACAGTGTATCAGTAGCAGTTATTGCGCCACCAGTAGCTGTTGACAATCCAGTTAATACGGTTGTTAAAATATTTCCACTCAAATTAATATTAATACTATTAATCTGATTTTGGATTTTGCCTAACGCAATCAACAGTGTATCAGTAGCAGTTATTGCGCCACCAGTAGTTATATTTAAAGCCGTCAATGAAGTTGACAAAACTTTTGAGAAAAAACCGAAGAATCCTTTATTTCCTGATTCTTTCCCGTAGAAAGTATCATTACTAGGATTCCCTACAATTTCATCAGCTCTAGCCACTGTCCCGAACGATGATCCCCCGTAATCAGCGATAAGCATATCCCCCCCCGCGACTGAGGTTCGCCAATCTATACCATCAAAAAATATTATTTCTCCAGAAACAGAAAAAACTGTTAATCCAGTAAAAGGCTGCCAGAATTTCCAAGTTCCTGTAGGTAATCCATTCAAGCCAATTACGGGATAAGCTATCTGATTAGTTTTTCCCGCCCATGCCCCAGTAGCTCCTGCGGGGACAATATAGTAGCTATCTATACTTTGAGGAATTGGGGGTGTGGTAAGGGTATAGGAAAGAATAGGCGCGGAGCCTATAGAAATAAGTCTAAATAGCTCGTTAGCTATTTGTTCCTTGTATTCCTGGGAAGATGCCAGTAATAATCCATTAGAGCCGAATATTGTCCCAGCCATCTCCAAATTCCTCTTTCATCTTGGCTTTTACCCAGTTATCGTTCTCGATTTGACAAAGACTTTTCAAGTAAGCCTCGTAATTATTCAAGTCTTTTACAGTATAGTCTTTTTTGAAGATTGCGTGTAACTTCCAAGATTTAGGGGGCATCCAGTCTTTAGTTAATTTAGGATTTTTGAATGTTTTGATCATCCATCCCCGGACACTATCAATATGCTCACCTTTCTTATAGGCTTCCTTGAGGGCGTACTTATAGGCTAAGTATAATTCTCTATCTTTATCGTGAATAATGATCTCTAGTCTTTCGTTAGCGATTTGTTTCTTTTCTTTTGTCGGAAATTCGTAGCCACAATGAGGACAAATACGAGCGGAAGCGTAGGTTATTTTATTGCAATTTTTGCACTCTTTGATCGGAGCTTGTCCTTTTTGAGTATCAGAAGATGTAAAAAGCTTAGGATACTCTACATCCTCGATAAATCCATGCTCGGTTACGTTCCCCGCTTGATCCAAAATCAGACAATCGATCTTGCCCAACCAGCTACAGAGCCGCTGACCCCGACCAGTCATCTGAATATAAAGAGTTCTGCTCTTAGTTGGTCTAGCGTGAATTATGCAAGAAATTGCGGGTAAGTTGAACCCTATCCCGCAAGTATTGATATTTATGATCCCCCGCAATCTCAATTCAGCTACTTTTCTAAATATTTCTCTTCTTTCCTGCTCTGGTGTTTCGGCCGTAATAACAGCCGTGGGAACACCCCTCTCGTTAAATTCTGTACAGAGGCTTTTAGCGTGTTCCACACCCGTAGCAAAACAAACGAATTGTCTCCCTTGACCGAGCCTGCGATACTCGGAAACTGTTGATTTTACCGCCTCAAGACAACGAATCTCTAACTGACTAGCATCAAAGTCACCGCCATTAATTTTTACTCCTTTAGTATTAATTTTATTTTTAGTTCCAAAATAAACACAACCGACAAGCGCGCCACGTTCGATCATTTCTTTTGGAGTGGGTCCAGTTACCTGAACCTCAAAAATATCTCCCAACTCTTCACGCGGAGTTGCTGTTAGTCCAATTACGAGGCGATTATCTACTGGTAGGGTTTTCCCTGAAAAAAGGTGCTGTTGTTTCCGAATTACTCCCCATGCTGAGTTTATTTCTTGTAATATCTCTTTTGACTCAGCGTAAACTAGGCTAAGGTGTTTGCATTTTTCTTTAGCTTCCTCAAAAGTAATTTTGTAAGATTCTATGTCTTCTCTTTCTACAGCGATACCTAATACTGCTAATTCATCACGAATGTCTTTAATTGAGGTTGTTTGCTTACCGTTTTTAAGATTGGGAAAATTGTCTCTAAACCATTGGCAGTAAGCTGATAGATGAACTTCGTCGGCCAGTATTACTTCGGGATTAAACCAAGTAATATCTCGTCCTCTAGATAAGGTTTGAGTTGTTGCGATTTGTACTAATTGGCTTCTATCTTCTTTGTAGTTACCAGCAATTACCCCAGCAGATAGTCCAAATTTTCCTAGAGTTTCTAGGGTTTGCTCAATAAGCACCCTAAAAGGTACTACGATTAAAGTCCGACGCTGTCTTTTTACAGCAGCGTCGTAGATTATTTGACACAAAAATACTGTTTTACCCCATCCGCAAGGGGCAACTGCTAAGGCTCTTTTGTAGATTTTTAGAGCATCATACAGTTCTCTTTTAAGAGCTTTTTGGTCATCTCTTAATTGAATTTGTGGCTTGGTCGGCACGAAAAGTGTTTGTGTTTGTAGTGTTAGTGTCATGTTTTTATTTTAGATTATATTTTGGTTTTAATAAAATCTATAGCCACTTACAATTGACTATTTTTTTTTCTAGACGAGTCTATTTTAGACTGTATTCCATTTTCGATAAAATCTGAGATAGGTCTCATTATTTCCTTTGTTTCTGTGAGTAAAATATCCAAATGTTTACCATCTCCTTGTATTTTTTTCTTGTTTGATTTTATTTCAACCCAACTAAGATAAGGTACAGAATTATGCTCTAAAGCTAAACAAGCTTCTACTGTAACTATTAATTTTTTAGAATATTTATTTTGAAACTCAATCCACACTTCGTATTGACATTGGACTAGACATTGAGAAAACATATGCAGTGTTCCTTGTAGATAGGAAAATCCGTCTTCCGTCTTTATTTGCCATTCTGAGTAATTAGACTGACTAAAAGTTTCTCTACAAAAAACCTCAATTTGTTTCAATGCTTCTATTTTGTTCATTAGCGTTAATCCTCAGCTTTAATTGTTTTGATAAAACCTAAAATAGTTTCCATTATCTTTGTTGCTTCTGGAATCAAAATATTGAACTCTTCTTTGTTTCCGCTTGGATAAAGATTATATCTTGAAGTTTCATTGTTTTTGTCAAGACTGTAGTTCCAATGCAGGACAACCAAAGACCCGCCTAACGTACCTTCTATTGTGATTTTTTCAAAGCATTTGTTTATCAATTGATATTCAGTCGAAATTTCTCGACATTCAATCAAAACTTCATACCTTTTGTTTTTTATTAACTTACCATAAGTTTTGTAAAGATAATCTTCTTTAATTACCAAAGTTCCTATCAAACGAATACATTTGTCGTCTGCGACTGTATCCCACTCTGAGATGTCCACTGTATCGTATTCGGAGATACTCATCTGCTCAAAAGTTTTTTTAAAGACATCTCTGATTTCTTTAAGTGACGCTTTTTTTAATAGTTCCATTGTTATTGCCTCAAATACAAATAACTAAATCGCCGACACAAACATTGACAAATTTCTTGCAGTCATATCGAGAATTATTACAAGCTTGAATAATAGAGGTATTTTCTTTAACAGAAATAATCATTCCTGACCCTTTATAAAGAATACGATGACCAATGAAGTCGCTAGTTATCGGGTCGTATATTGGCTTGTTTGTAATCGAATAAACTAGATGAGAAGTATCTATTCGGATACAATTTAATTTACCACGGTTTATTACTACTTTAAAATCATCGATAACTTCAATTACCTTAGCTGGATACGTTCCTTTAGGCGGAAGTCCTAACTCTTTGTTTGTCGCCATTGTTTTAACTCTTAGTAATGTTTTTACTCTTGGATTTCATCGAGAATAAAGTTAAAAATATTTAACATTATTTTTCGAGTTTCTCTGTATTTGTTATCAAAATAATCAGATTTTGACTTTCTAATATAATTAAATGCTATTTGATTCTCATAACGATAGTTATTGTCTCTATCATCAGGGTTTATCCATAATTCAAACGTGCCTACATAATACGCTTTGCATAAAACACGCTTAAGCGGACTATCCAGAAAAACCTCTATTATTAATTCATCAGGAAAAAGTGGACACTGAATTATATTATTTTCAGAGTCAAGATTCCATCTTAAATTTGGATAACTTCTGTGACAGAATTCCAATATTTTCTCTGTTACTTGTTTTATGTCCATTTGTTACTCCTGTCTATTCTTGGATTTCATCTTCAATAAAATTAAAGATTTCTCTCACTATTTTTCTGGCTTTTTTTACTAAAAGCCAGCTATCATCATTCCACTCGTCATGAGTGGCAATCGTAAACTCTAACTCGCTATTCTTATCATGGTTTAGACTTACTTGAAAGCTACCTGACCAGGGAAGTAAGGATTTTTCTTCTGATTGAGATATTCGAAGCAACCCTAGTATATAATCGTAAGTAGCTTCTTTTTCGTAAGAATAACGCTCTTGTTTTTTCTCTGAGCGAATTTCTAGCTCCAGTTTAAACAAAGAGCAAGAACCAAAAATAAGTGAAACATCCTTACAATTATCAATACCACTATAAGAATAATCCCAAGACCATTTTAAATCTGGATATCTTCCCTCACAAAAATTAAACAGTTTTTCCGCTACTAACCGTGTGTCCATTAGTGTCACTCCTGTTGGGTGAAATTACTAGGAAATACCTACTGATTCCTCTACTAGAATACCGCGATGCCCGTTGCGGCTTAAAGCGTCTAAATAAGCCATTAATCGGCTTTCGTGCATAGAAGTTTTAATCTTGCAAGGTTTATTTTTTCTATCTATTGTTCTGATTGTATATTTCATTGTCTCCAATCCTTTAAGTGTTTTCTACAATTTTCTAGATGCGCTTTAAGCCTATTAGCAGACTCTTGTTCTTCCGTTCCTCTGACAAGTCCTTTGTTCTTGTCAATCTCATCCTGACTTGATAATTTAGCCCATGCTTTCTTTTTTTCTTCTGTCATGATTACACCTTTACTTTTTTAAAACCCCGTTGTTCTAAAACTTTATTATACTCCTGGATTTTAGAGTATAAAATGGCACGTTTTTTTTGGACATTTTCTCCAGATTCTTTTTTAGAATTTCGATATTGTCCCGCATAGAAATTAGCGTAATAACTAATTTCAGCAGTGTTCATGTTTACGATAAGCTTCATGATTTCCTCTTCAATCTATTACTTAAATCTTACATCATTTTACTAGAATTGTCAAGAAATTTCTGTAAAATCTTCTTTGCGAAAACAGTAAAAATGTTCTCCTTTTGTGAGGTGATCGAGTGACTCAAAGTGATAGTAGATTCCTATAGCAGTCTTAACAATCCCCAGTGGTTTGCACCGAGGAAAAACTTGACCATAGGAATTGACACGATAAACCTTTTCAGGGTATCGAGAGGGAATGTATTGTCCAATCATTAGGTACTAGAGACGGGAATTGAACCCGCAAAACTTAATTAAATCTACTCCTGACGAAACGCCCTTCCCTCACTCAATCTTTGCCAAGTTCGGTGGATTCGCAAATTTCAGTTTTGAAACAAAAAATAACTTTATTTTTTGCATTAAGTCCCTTTTCGGTTGAAGGCTCCGTTTCAGCCTTTAGCTACCAAGCTACTCTAGCACTTTAATCCTATCAGGGACTCCTAAAATTGTCAATCCTATCAGGTGCTTATATCCTGTAAATAGCAATCAGAAAACGGAATTGTAAAAATGATCACAGACCCATTTAGAACAGTTTCTACCCTCAAAAGCCATTGATCGTCAAAAGTTACTTCTATAATTTTTCCGACCGCTCTCGGAGGGATAGTTCGCTCTCCTATCTGAATAGGTGCAGCCGTCCGCACTAATACCCTTTCTTTTTCAAGATCAGGTAAGTTATCGATGTGTACACCATCAGCCGATAGCTCATCGACTGGTTCTGGTTCAATTTTTACTGTCTCAGGTTCTGATTTTGGCGTAGGAGTGGGAACCTGAATAACTTCCTCTTTTATCTCTGATTGATATTCCAGAGAATCTTCTATCTCAAAAGTTTCTACTACTTTTGGCTCTTGATAGTGCAACACCATACCCCTTGACTTAATTTCTAATCGTCCATAGCCAGCTTGCTCTAACTGAGTAAGTAGGGTACGGGCGATAGATGTATTTACTTTTTCCCCATTAATTTTACGCCCGCCGAATTTTTGGGCAACGTCCCGAGGTTTAATTTGACCTGCGCTTTTAACGATCTCCCAGATTTCGGATAAAATACCCTGTACTGGATTTTCGTCCTGAGACGTGACTCCCTGAATTGTCAAGAATTGACTGATATAGAAGTCGGTCATCTTAGCAGCTTTAATGGCTGTTTGTACAGGAATACTGTAAAGATTGGTATTATCTGGATCAAATATCCAATTGAGAAGATGAATACTTAATGTAAGCCTTAAAAAGGTCTTCATTTGTTTTCCTAAGTAGGAAGCAAATGATGGATTAATCGCTCGATACTTCTTAATAAGTATCTCGTAATGGTACTTAATACCAAAGGCATAACTTTCTCCAATTTCGCTAAACCAGCAATTATGAGGATCGACAATCCCATCCTCATCGGCTTCTAGGCTAATTCCACTGATTTGATTGATAATATTTTCGATACACTCATCGATAGAATTAGGGTCTTCTGGCGGCTTACCAGGGCGAGGATCAAGAGGTTCGTGTAGCAAGAAAAGATACCGAGAAACCGCTCCGTCAACATCATTAGATAAATCAAGATATTTCCTAAGTTTGTCGACTTGTATCCCACCTAATTTATTAAGTGTCTGTCCATCTAAATAGTATCGATTATCTTTGTTTACACGGTCAAAAGTATTTCGGATTGGTCCATTCCAATTGCTTAAATCTCGTTGCCGGTCATTCCCTTTACCACCTGATCGGTACTGATTTAATCCCTCGAAAAATCCCGATAGCTCATCATAGACGACTACCCCACCTTGCCAAGAAGGTTGTGAGGACATCGTTTTTAAAATGCCATCAAGAGTCCCCTCGTCGTAAAACCACCGACGCGCCTGACAGTGTTCTTTTTCGTAAAGACGTGGGTTGATTTCAGCGTTTGTTTTGTTTGCCTTGCGATCTGATGCTGACATTTCTTGCCACGCAGCTTTTAGATCGTCTAGTGTGGATTGTTCCTTAGTAACTCTTTTCTGCTCGGCTAAATCTTTTCTTTTCAAAACCCGACAAACTTCGTTTTGAGTGAGAGTTTTTCCAGTAGAAACCCCGCCTAAGTCTGCACAATAGAAGATCGGGTATTCCTTCCAGCATTCCCTTTCTCTTGCAGTAGTTCGGAGGTTAATCGCAAACCGACTTCCTAAAATAGCTCCTAGTATTGGCCATAAAGAATGCAGTAATCTGATTGGGGGTTGATTCAAAGTTTTGGCACGGGATATAATCGCTTCGGCTAAAGGTTTGGGAAGTATCTCAAAAAGATCAATCTCTTTTTTCTGGTAATGCTTACCTTTCAGGAACCCTTCTAATCCTGATTTAATAGCGTCCCCTTCTGCTATTTCTGTTTTACGGATTTCAATTAAATGTCGTATTTCTGCTGGTTTTTTACCAGTGGCTTTTGCCCACAGATCGACTTTTTCTTGCCATTGAGTTCGGGTAATTTCGTCTTGACCAATACAGCCGTCAATAGCTGTTATTAGGTCTTGAAAAGTCATCGTTTCTGTTACCGTGACTTCTTTTTCTTTGCTCTCTTTTATTTCTTTTGGCTTATCAACTATTGAAGTTAATAATGTATCGAGAGTTACCTTCTTTTCTTCAATCCAATTGATAATATCTACCCCTTGAGATTCTGGCAAGTGATCCCATAAAGGAGAATCTGGATAGGCATAAAGCCATTTTGCATCGGGGAAATCTTGATAAATTTTCTGGCAGTGAGACACTCCCCCTTTGTCACGATCAGGACATAAAACCAGATTTGCTCCCTTTAAAGCTTCTGTGTGAAGCGGCTGCCATTTCTTTGATCCGCCTATATTACAAGTGGCAACTAATCCCAGAGATTCAAGCTTTTCTACTTTAGCCTCACCCTCAACTACAAATACCCGGGTTCCTTCCTTAATAGCCTTTTCCAGCCGATCTTGACGGTAAAGAGGTATATCTTTGTACTCAATATCACCTAGTCCCCATTTCCAATTTTTACCATTATCTGTAGAATGCTGCTGCTTGATATCCTTTTTCCAGATACCATTCTCTTGATAGTCCTTCCGGTACACACGGATTTTCAAGCCACTGGCAAGAGGGGGATAAAGGGAGTATTGAGTTTTTTCTGTTTTGTAGTCGGAAAATTTGACTTCTTTCTTGAGATAGTAGAGCGGTGTACCCTCACTATCTACGTTGCTCGATTTTTCCCATCCTGGTGCAGGGTCGTAGTTTCGCTTGCATACCGAGAGTAGATTGCCGTCCTGGGCTGTGTACATATAGCACCAATCAGGCTTGCCACAGTGGGGACAAGGATTGTTTTTATCGATCTTGACACGGTTAGAGTTTTGTGTTACCATAGTTTCTATATGAAAAGTGTTTGTTTACACGACCCGCCTCTGAGCGGGTTTTTTGTTGGGTAGTTGGGTAGATGGGTAGGAGGGAGCAAATCAAGGTATTTACTATCCTAGCAGAATTTTCTTGATCGGTAAATACTACACTTGCACTACACCTGTAAATCCTTGCTACGCTTAGGTTTTAGATTTATGCAAAGAGTTGTAAAACGCAGCTTCGCCTTCTTTTCTGGCATTGAGTTCGGTGTCAATGGGGATAAAAAGGTAAGATTTTAGTGCAATTTCAAATACTTCTTGGGTCTTTAGGTCTAAAACCTCGGCCCTTTGACAAATTTCAGCCCATAGCTCTCGTTTTACCCGGATCGAAACAACTTTTATTGGGGCATCTTGATTGGCGGACATAGTTCAATCTACAGAATTTTCTATATTGTAGCATAAAAGTTGAGATTGGTTGCAAGTTTTTTGTAAGTTTTTTGTAAGTTTTTTACAGGGTAGTGTAAGATAAGGGTATCTTATCAAAATACACTTTTATGGCTACACCACGATTCAATAGCGACGGATCACCCCGGAAACGAGTAAAAAGTTCGGCCCTGTCAGAAAAAGGGATAAGTAGAATGTCTGATACTATTAAAGCGAAAAGAATAGGTCTAGGTATGACCCAAGCCGAATTTACCGAGTGGATACTAAAAGAAGGCCGGCGATTGGGATTACCTGGCACAGAATTTTCTGGGGGAGCGGTTCAAAACTGGGAGCTAAAAAATATCGCTAGTTGCCCTGATCTAGGGAATATGCGATTACTAGCTGCTGTATTTGGACTTGATACAGATTCTTTTGTGAATTATCTTAATGGCGATTGGCTAACAATTCAGGATTTTCTAAAAGATCCAATCAATCAAAAAAAGGATTGTGTTAAAAATCCTAATTTAGTTCCCGAACTTTTTCAGGAAGCTGATACTCAAGTTAAAGCAAAGCTTGTAATTAAAGAAGTTGAGTCTCTTTACTCAAAGCTAGATGAGTTACAGAAGATGATTAAAGAGATTGATCTAGAAGATGTGAAAGCTTTTCTGTGTTCCGCCCCAAAAGATTTACAGAAAGAAGTTTACCAATATTTACAGGAGAAACTAATCGGAGCATAACAGAAAAAAAACAGAGGGTTAACCCTCTGTTTTTTATTTGAGATTTATTGAAACATATCATTTGTTGCTTGATATGTTCTAACTGGAGTAAATCCTTCTTTATCTTTTCGGTTAATTCCATAATCACTTAAGTACGGACCGTAAAGGGGAATACTTTCTAAATGTCTATAATAATCCTCTAAGTTCCATCGGCTGCCATCAGAAAATACATAAATTGTATATCCGTAAACTATTTCAATTTTTTCTAGACTCCCAAGTATTCTTTTTGAATGAATACTTCTAAAAATCTTTTTTTCTGCCCGTTTTTTTTCTTGTTCTATTTTTTCTGGACTCAGTTGTACGGGGTCAAGCTGAGGCCACTCTGTGTCACGAGAAGGACAATCTGAAAAGACGAAAAAAGACATAATACTCCTAATTGTTTTGATTTTTAGTTGATAACTGATAGCTAATTTTAAACTAATCTAACTTAGATAGTAAAGCTTCAATTGTTTTTAGCCCATTCCCCGCCGCTACACATCCGTCTTGAGAAGCTAAAAGCGACAAATCTACAAGTATTAATTCAAAAAAGACTGTTTTTTCTTCTTTACTAGCAAAGAGAAAAACTAAATCACCGACTACATCTGTTAGTTTTTCGGCCATTAGTGAAGTCTGTGTAGGATCGCTGTAATAGTCAATTTTTTGGCTCATTGTTTTTCTCTGATTTATTTAGTAATTTTCTACTGATAACTGACAACTAATCCTAACTTAATCTCTCTACAAAATCAATGACTTTTTCCCATAACTCTTTGGGAAAGTCCACACTCATTGTATCATCATCTGTTTGCCTCGCATTCCCTTCGGTTGCTAAAGTCATTAGTAGATATTTAACTTCTTTAGCTTTCGGAGTAAGCTTAATTGGTTTTGGCTCTGTTTCGTCGCTAGGTTTTACACTCTCATCAGAGTCTAAAAAGGTTGGATTTTTAGACTCTATAAAGTTGGCTGTTACCGATTCGACTAATTCCCCAGTGGCTTTTATCCCTTTTTCTTCTGCTATAGCTACAGTCTCTAAAAGAACACTTTCTTTCTCCGAGAGTGTTAGTTCATTTTTCCTCACAAGATTGTGTAAAGTCGTTTCCGATACTTTACCTTCGATTGCTTTTAATGTCGGACTAGACATCGAGGAAATCTCTAAAGTTCGGTTATAGTCCGATTTTTTCCATCCTGTTTTTTCACAAAACTGTTGGCAGGACTGTTCTTCAGTTAAGCCACCTAATCTGTCCTCATGTAGATGTCTTTTGATCAGTTTTGCTTTATCGTACACCGATAGTTTTTCGCTGTCAGTGCCGTAGGAAAGCATTTGATACTCTAAATCACGGACGGTCAGACCTGATGCTAGAGGCTTAATAATTGCCAAAACATTAGGAACAATAATCTCTTGAGAGGCTAAAAGCAACCAAGCCAAGACCCTCCGATGCCCGTCCATAGGAAACAATCTATCGCCGTCGGCGACTAAATGTAAAGGTTGATAAATTGTTCCCGATGCTAGTATTTTATCGGCTAGTTCCTGAATTAGCTCCAAATCGTAGGTAACGCGGGTATTCCATCCGTTTTCTCCTGAGATAGCCTCGATTAAATCGAGGCTAAAGGTTAAATGGGTTTCGCTAGGTAAGACGCGCATTTTGCCGTCGTCATGAAGCCCTATTCTTGGTCCGATAAAGTCACCGTTAGCTAATCTAAAAGAAATTAGCTGGGGATCGACTACGATTAACTCTCCTCTTGCAGACCCATAAGTTCTGATTTTGTCTCTTGATTTTGCGCTCATATGGCTTACCCCTGTTTTAGGTTATTTTTAGTTGTTTTTTACTTTATTTATGGCTCTAATATTAGAGACTAGATTTATCGTCATCGCTCTTTACAGAATAGCTAGAAGCTATAACAAGAGATTGCAGAAAAAGACAATAGTTTTCTTTGAGAAGTTTAGGTATTGCTACACCTGTTAAAATCGAAAAGATAAACTGGAATATAGCAATTTTAAAATGCCAAAAACATCCTGCTTCCCTATCTGAATCAGCGTCAATAAATGCACCGCTTAAAAGTGCATCTATGTCGTCTGCTTTGATTGCAATGTCATGAAAATCTTTTAGGATTGTCGATACAAAGGGTTTTTTTGTTTTTATTAAGTGCTTAATGTATTGTTTAGCTTCAGTTGGTAACTCATCATAACTTAAATCAACTAAGAGATTCAGAATGTATTGTTTAGCTTCAGTTGGTAACTCATCATAACTTAAATCAACTAAGAAATTCAGATTCATTTAATACTCCTTAATTTCTATTTTTAGATTTTTTAGTTTTTCAGGTCTTTATAGGTTGCTGATAACTGACAACTAACTATTAAAAATCTTCACTGAGGAGTTCACCAGGATCAATAATTTCACTGCAAACTTCTATTACTGGCTTTGTCCTTGCGTCTATAGCTTTTTTCAGGAGGTCGGCTAATTCTTTTTCAGAGGTTGCTTGTTGGGCGATTTGCTCTGCTTGTGATTGAGGTAATCCTTGATTTACAGCCCAAGCGATACCAGCTTTTTTACGATCATCTAGTAGTGATTGCGAAGGGTTAAACATTTTTACGTTTCCCGTTGACGCAGGAGTTAGAGTTCTGATAGGTTCTACATTTCCCGTAAATTGCTGAAAAGCTTTTGTTTCGATTATTTGCAATACTTGAGAAGCACTATTAGGGTGAACACGGATCGATAAAAGACTAAAAGTCTTTCGTCCCCTTTTTCCGTCTGGTAAGGGATAAGATAGCTCTCTTGACCCGCGTTCTAATAGAAAAGGGATACCAATCAAACTACCAGCCGATGTTTCAATAGCTAGTAGTTGCTCTGTTAGTCCGATAATATCCCACTTTGAATGGGTTTCGACTTCAAAGTATCCTAGCTCACCTAATTTAGGCAAGACAACTTGTAATCGACCGACTTGCTTGCATTTACACCCTGAATAGCTTCCGTCAGGGTTTTGTTGACGTTTGCACGGGATAGGATTAGTGGCAATCATTTTGCCAGCTTGTTGGTAGATATGTTGCTTTTCTTCGTCACAACGAGAAACTAATCCCGTAGCTCCCCAATCTTCCATCCAACAAGGAAATACTTGATCTGTATAAGGAAAAGGTAATAAGCAATCTAATTGCTTTGGTTCTTTCCCGTAAATAGCGGTAAATTTTTCGTTGATTCCTTGAATATCAGAATCAATGCGAAAATATTCTAAATCATCTCCGCTTATTAGAGTGCCAGGTCTTTTAGGGTTTTCTTTTTTTTCTCCCCCTTTGCGAATTTTCCCTAATAAAGGGAATCGGGCCTGCCTTGTTGTCAAAGATTTTATAGGCATTGTTTTTACTCCTAAAACGGAAGGTTACTCTGTAATTCAGAATAAATAGATGATGGAAACTCATCTATTTCTTTACCAGCAAAATATTTAGTAACACTGGGGCAAACGACGCTGTGAGCCTCTGTTATTTCTTGCAGTTTCGACATAACTACTTGCTGTGCTTGATTTAAAAGAAATTCATAGCAAGCGTCAGGATATTCGTCGTCTTCTGGTTTTCCGTGAATATTTAGGGAGATACTCACAGACTCAAAATTACCAAGGTTGACTTTCTGAGTGTAATCTACCGAGATATGGGTGATAAGCATCTCTCCTCTAAAATTTGATTAATACAATCTTATAGTAAATTGCTAGAATTGTCAAGCATTTTTTAAAAAAAACTTGCAAAAAACTTACAAAAAGATAATAGTACAAAAAAACTAAGTTATTATCGTTAATAAATTGTAGATAAGGGTATCTACAATGGAACTATTGATATATATAGGTTTCAGGCTTTGTTGATGTTGTTAACGCTATCCCCCAATATTGTTTTTCTTACACTCTTACTGTTGAGGCTGTCTTCCCCCTTTACCCCATTTTCTTTTTTTCCCCTATAAAGCATCAACGGTATCAACAAACCTTAAAACCTAGTCAGGTTAAAGGTTTCGATTGTTAATAAGGTTATTAACAATCGAATTACAAAAGAACAGTAGATATACTTAGCATATTTAAATTAAATGCTGCTATCTGCCTAGCTGATCGTTGCTAGTGATTCTTTAAAAGGCACTGGATAACTTGAATTTTGAAAAACCCGTACTGTGTAAGCCGATTGGACTGACCCCCAGTCGGCTATCTGTTGCGATTCTGTGTAAACGACGCTTCGGGTCGATGGTACTGACCATTCTCGTTTTACTGTGTCCCCGTCGTAAATTCTGACTACATAGCTGTCCAATTCTCCTGCTGCGTAAGCAATGTCGATATAGTCGATCCAACGACCATTTAACCGCGTCCGTCGATACCAAGTAATAATTAAATCGTTGTTATCTTTTTCGCCTCTTACAGCACAAGGGAAAGGCTTCAATCCTTCTAGGGTGATTGTGTGAGCAATCTCGTCTTCTATATCAGTTTCAAGTAGTCCATTAGGAACTACTTTTAATAAATATTCTCGATTAATATCAGAAAGATTTAAGGGGAATCGAACTAAATAATTAGTTAGTAACACAAATTTTTCCCCTATTATATGCCTAGAAATAACTGGTTCAGTTCCTTTGACTCCACGAATTGTATATGAAATATCAAAGGTTAAGGGATTGTTGGACACAATAGCAGCATTTTTAAAAGCTATAATTTCTCCGGTAGAGAACCAACCTAATTGTTTGCCCGATAGAAATGTTTCAAGAGTGACTGGCTCTAATTCCCCTGAATTCATGCTTACTCGTATCCAGTTTGAATCGTCAATAAAACTAGGAGAAGCGTTGTTAAAATTTGGGGAGAAGCTTAATACAGTACCAGTTGTGCTGTTGATGATATTGCCAGCAGCAAAATCATAACTTAAGCCGTTGTCATCGGAATAAAATAAGGCTCCTCTGTTAAAACTAGAGTTACCTTCAATTGCCACATAAATTCCTATGTCTGTATCTCGGGTATCAACTATTGGGCATTCAATAGGAATAGCGTTAGCGCGTCCGTAGGGACGAGGGCTGTTATTGTCTGGTGGAAATTCGTTATCTATAGGAATATCTGGTGAATATCCTACTCCTTGAAATCGAGTAGCTTCAATTTCAATTAAATAATTTACACCTCTTACTTTCTTTGTAATTTGCATCAATTCCTGATGATAATTGTTATTATCATCGGTAAAAATTACATCCCCAACTTTCAAATTTTCCCATGCTGGCAATAAAAACATTTTTGAAAAAGTTTTTGATTGCGTTTTCCCTAAAAAAAGAATTTTTGAAGCAATATTCATGAAAAGCGTATCTACATCTATTAACTTAGTTTGAAAACTAAGCTCGTTTGTGTGAGTATCTGATGGGTCTTTAGCTACTACGGTAATAGTTTCATGATTTTTTAAAACATTTAGTCCAGATACTGTAACGGCACTAGGAGTTTCTCTAAAATGAGTCAGTTTTTTCTCATTAATGTCAATAGGATTTTCTCCAAATTTTTTAGATCCAAAAGAGCTTTTAGGGATAAAAATAGGATCAGATAATTGTTCTTGTCTTTTAAAAATGATTTTATCTTTTGGCTCCCTTGCTACAATAAAAAAAGCTCTCATAAGTTCTTCTAACTGATCAGCAAAAGATGTCCCATCAAACAATAAATCAAATCCTTGAATTCGGTAATCATCAGGAATGTCAGTCACATCAATTTGATCGTCTTTTCTACTAGCTAATTTACAAATAGTTTTCAAAATATCTTTTATTTTTGGATTGTCTTCACTTTCTCCAATCACCTCAATATCAATAGCAGGAAATCCAGTGCCGTCATAGTTAGCAATCGGATAATTATCGAAAATTAAAAAAGACATTCCAGTAAAAGCAGGTACTGGATTAGATTCTTTTGATTGAATTACTGACGATGGTGTAGTTTGATTGCCAGTATAAATAGTTGTATGCTCAATAAACTTTAGGCTTTTTTCGTCATTAGTTTCGGAATTGTAAACGAGGACGCTGTTCATCCAAACCCGCCTAACAGAGCCAATTTTTCTAGCAATTGGATAAGCAGCTGTCAGAAAATAAGTGTAAACTTCGGTAGTTTGCCCACCACCACCACCTTTTCCGCCTTGTCTTTCGGTCGTGACGACTTCCTTAAGAGGAATCCCCCACATCATAGTTAGCCCTTCTTTCCTCACTTTTCCAAAAGGATAGGATAGGCTTTTACCGTATTCAGCATCGGGAAAACCAGTATCCTCAATTTTTCCTTTTTGTTGGGTAGGAGGTTTAGGAGCAAATAGAGATAATAATAGGTTAGCTCCGATTCCTATCGCTACGGGAATGAGAAAATTAGCCACGGGTTAAGTAGGTAGAGTGAGTATTTTCTCTATTCTAATAGGTTGAGTAGGAATCGAACCTACCCAAGACGAATTATGAGTTCGTTGCCTCAACCGCTCGGCCATCAACCCTTGACCTATTTAGGAAAAAATAAAGTAGGAGAGATATTAAAAAAATCGGCTAATTTTTGAACGTGAATATCTGTTATCTCTCGCTGTCTATCAAAAATATCATCTAGGATTGATTGATCCTCAAAAATAGATAATAAGTCTTGCTTTTGCAAGTTCTTTAGTTCTAACAAAAATTTCAATAGCTCAACTCCATAAATATCAGGTATTGGCTCTTGATTTTCCTCATACTCATAAATCAAAGTTCCTAAAACACTTAAATACTCCCTTTCTTCTATTGTCAATTGAATTTTATCTAATATGATTTTATCTAAAAAAGAACTGATAACTCTTTCCGTGTTTTCTAGCTCTTCCTTGTCGTGAATAGGACGAGGAGGGTATTGTTTTAATAATTCTAAGTATTTATTTGTATCAAACATAGTGTGACTTTAATCGCTGTAACTTTTTATTATAGGTCAAGTCTTTGATTTTGTCAATATGTTTGATTTTAAGTGGGTTGGGCTGGATTTGCACCAGCGTGGAATTAAATCTACAGATTTACAGTCTGTCACCTTCGGCTACTCGGTCACTAACCCTTGTTTAAATTTATCTTACCACAATTAAAGTTATTTGTCTATAGTTTTGATAAAAAAATAAATTAGATTTACTTTTTCCGATGTCAGTGTTTTGATTTTCATTAAGATTTCTATTAATTTATCCTTAAGTTCTTTTTTAGTGGGTTCTGTGTCAGTTGGTTTGTAAATGAAAGTTTTAGCACTCCCATCTTGTTCTATTTTAATCAAAGTGTATTTTTCCATTGTTTTGTTCTTCAATAAGAAATCCTGATATATCAAAATGATATTCACTGTCACCATTTTGAGAAACTACCCTGCAATCTACTTAACAAGTCAAGCCGATTGTTACAAAAACCAGTAAATGCGATGGTGAAGGTAGCTTTTTCCTTGCAATCTACTTAACAAGTCAAGCCGATTGTTACCCTTAGTGGCGAAGGTTTCCCCTGAGATGAAGCGTCACTTGCAATCTACTTAACAAGTCAAGCCGATTGTTACGAAAAGCGAGGGGAAACCGCGGCCACAATCTTAAGAGACTTGCAATCTACTTAACAAGTCAAGCCGATTGTTACTGTGGGGAGGGTTCCCCAGATTGTCGGTATAGTACCCTTGCAATCTACTTAACAAGTCAAGCCGATTGTTACGGAAAAGGAAAGATTCACTTGACAGATTCCAAGAGAAACTTGCAATCTACTTAACAAGTCAAGCCGATTGTTACCCCGATCGACCGCGAGTCTCTCTCGACAAAGGGGCTTGCAATCTACTTAACAAGTCAAGCCGATTGTTACCTGATTTTGATAACGTTGATTGGCACTGGATAGGTCTTCTTGCAATCTACTTAACAAGTCAAGCCGATTGTTACTAGATGAAATTTTGGCCGCAATTGCTATAAGTAACCCACTTGCAATCTACTTAACAAGTCAAGCCGATTGTTACTTCGCGGTTTATCAGGCTTAAAACACCCCCATTGTGCTTGCAATCTACTTGACAAGTCAAGCCGATTGTTACTAACTGATTAAGATCATCGGAGTAGTACACTTCTGTCCTACTTGCAATCTACTTAACAAGTCAAGCCGATTGTTACCAATTGCCTCGATAATTTGATCCTTAGTTGCCCCTTCATCCTTGCAATCTACTTAACAAGTCAAGCCGATTGTTACCAGTTACCGGCTAGAGTGCCGGGAGTGTGGACGGTTCCAAACTTGCAATCTACTTAACAAGTCAAGCCGATTGTTACAGGTTCATTTTGGCAAAATAAGCCAAAATGACGCGCTTGCAATCTACTTAACAAGTCAAGCCGATTGTTACTGGGAATACAATTTTGATCGCTCAAGTGCCGGTCTTGCAATCTACTTAACAAGTCAAGCCGATTGTTACCCAGTCTCCCAGAGTGTAAGCTGCGTATAGTCTGCGTTGACTGTTTGCGCGGGTTGCGAGTGGATCGACCTTTTCCTTGTTTTTTTCTTAGGTGTCACTGGCTCGGAGGTCAAAACCAGTAAGGTTTCGAGGGTTTCTTCCCCAAGTAACAATCGGCTGGACTTGTCAAGTAATTCCTCCTGCGCTGATTCCTTATCGAAATCCTTCAGAGGCTTAACTTCCCCGGTGCAAGCCGGGTAGCTTCTTACGAAGTCTGCTTTCCCTAAGATGTTGATTGCGGCGGCCACATCTCTGGGTAAAGTACATCCACACTCTAAACATTTATGGGTGCGGGTTGATAAACTTTTTTTAACACGATTGCCACAGCGAGGACAATCCTGACTGGTGTAAGCTGGTTGAACTTTGATAAACTCTCGGTTGGGAGTTTTCATTTTCGTTTCAAGAAAACCAGTTAATTGTCCTAAACTAGCATCAGCAAAGGATTTATTTAATCCCCCTTTGGCTTTCGCGTTATTGCGTTCGTAGCCTTTACCGTCTTCTCTTTTTTTCGGTTTAGGTCGTCGCATTAAATTCTTTAAGTTGAGGTCTTCTACGGCTACAGCGCCATGATTTCTAGCAATATCGGTACTTAAGGCATGATTAAATCCTTTGCGTTGTCTTGCTATTTTTTCGTGAGTTTTGGCAACTTTAGCACGAGTTTTAGCGAGATTTTTGCCGTCTTTATTTTCCCCTGCTTTATACTGTCTAGCGGTTTTTCTTTGCAGTTTTGCTAGTCTTTTTTGCTGTTTTCTATAGTATTTGGGCGGGTCAATTTGTTGGCCGTCGCTGGTACTAATTATATATTCTAGTCCTACGTCAATACCGATTGCTTTATCGGAATCAGGTAGATCATCTACTTCAAATTCACCAAATAGACTTAGATAATATCCCGATGGGTATTTGATAATTGATACGGTAGAGGCTTTTCTGTCACCCCACCGAATATCTAAGGTATTGTTGATAATTTTTAAATCGCCTAATGTTTTGCCACAGCTACCTATAGATATTTTATCCCCTTTTCTAACAGCGCAATCGCTGATCTCAGAATAAAGAGATTTAATTTTATCTTCTTTTCTTTTAAATCTAGGAAGTTTTCTGTCTAAATTCTTTTTATCGAGTTTGGTGTAAGCTTTCCAAGAATCAGCAAGCTTTTTTAAAACCCCTTTGACAAAAGCCATAGGGATGTCCTTGCATAGCTCTGGACATTTTTCTTTTGTAATACAGCCACATAACCCAAAATAATTATCAGATTTTAACCGCCGTTGAATAGGGATATGGACAGGATAAGAGTGACCTGCTTTTTGTCTTTTTTCTCTAGCTATCTGTATTTTAACTTTTTGCTTGCCAGTTAAATATTTGGGGGTGTAAAGGGGATTAGGAAGGGATTTACCTTTTTCGTTTTTCAGGGAGTCAATAAATTGAGGTTTTTTAGCTAAACGACGTTTAACCCGTTTAACTGGTTTTCCTGTTATTTTCTCAATCTCGTCGTAATACTTATTAAGCTGATATTCCATCAGTAGCTCTAGCCCAAAATTCCAGACAGCTTTAAGCTCGTCCATCCAGCGATCAATATAGGCTCGCTGAGTAGCATTAAGGTTAAGCTTTATGTCCGCAATAGTTTTCTTGACTAGCATGGCTCTCATGGATCGACCTTCCTTTATTCTTATTTAAATCTACCACAACCCTACTAGAAATGTCAAGTAAAAAGTCTAAAGATTTTTTGGGATACCAGTTCCCACATCAGAACCTGTAGCCCAACCCTTAGTTAGGCTAACCATGTTCCCAAGAGAAATCCTAGTAATAAAGTTGGTATTCCAATAAGATAAATTTCGTGATTTATTATTTATTCTTTATAATTATTAATAGTTTCCCAGAAATAAATCTCTGCTAGTAATTTATTTCTTTTAAGTATTAGTTTTTGCCAAAAACGAAAACTTTCAAAAAAGTTATCCCATCCACGAGGGACATCAACAAAAATACTATCTAAAATGATAAGTAGATACCTCTCGACAAAATTGCGTATTGTTAAGATTAAAGAACGTGGTTTTATTTCCATTTCTTTTAGTTCCGCTTTGGTTAATTTTTTCCTTAAAAATTGACTAATCTTTTTATCTAGTTGTGTTTGATTCATTGTTTTTTTCGGGTTTAATATTTAGTTTAATCTTAATAAGGCTTAAGCTTAATTGTTTCACTCAAAATCACCCATAGGATGATATTAAGATGGTACGTTTCAATCCCTAATAAGGATTAAGGTTAATTGCTTTAACATATTAATTTGCAAACAATAGCTTCAGATGAAGTTTCAATCTCTAATAAGGCTTAAGGTTAATTGCTTCATCGCCTAGACTTGAAATAATTCTCAATGATTACATCGTTTCAATCCCTAATAAAGCTTAAGCTTAATTGCTTCTGTTAAAGGGGAAAAATTGTCATCATACCGTGAGTTTCAACCCCTAATAAGGATTAAGCTTAATTGCTTCGCTAATTGCGACCGGGTTAATTGGGACTACATTGGTTTCAACCCCTAATAAGGCTTAAGCTTAATTGCTTCCCATCTTCTTTTAGCCCTTGATGTAAAAGGGTTTCGGGTAAGGATTGCGCCCCATTCGCTAAAATTTAGTTTTCAAGGTTCTGCTCATTCCAAAAAATCAGGCTAGTAAATCCCAGATCGTAAGTTGGTCGGGGTTTTCGGGGATTGCGCCCCGTGATTTTTTAGAACTTCGCTTAGATGCCTTATTGGGTAAGGCTTTCGGGTTATTTATGCCGTGGCTATCCTCGCACGGCTGAGGTGGGGCGGAAAGAAAAATAAGGGATTGCGAGTCATTCTCGGACTGAGTAGGTATGCGATTCCCTTCCTGCTTCATCTGCTTACTGATCGAGTGTTCGGCATTCTCTATCGGCGCGTCCCCGATAGACTCTTGATTTGCATCAAGATCAGGCGTGAATTCCCTCGCTAAACCGAGGTATTTTCCAATCAAAGAGACAGGAAACTTGATTAAAGAGCCAATCGCTCTTAAAAACTCATCTCGTAAGCCACGAATCAGAATATTTGCGGCGGCATTCTGATCGGCGTGGGCTTCGTAACCACAGCTAGTGCATTTAAACTTTGATTGACTAACGCGGTTAGCTTTATTAATATTACCACAATTGAAGCAAGTTTGTGAAGTATGTTTAGGATTAACTCGGATCACTTTTCTGCCACGTTCTTTGGCTTTATTCTCGATGAACGTGCGAAGTTGACCGATAGCATTATCAAGCAATACTTTATTTAATCCAGACTTTCTTTTTTTGCCATTCTGTTTATAGCCATTGCCGTCTTCCTTTTCTTTAGGTTTTGCGGCGGCTGTCATGTTTTTTAGTTTTAAATCTTCTAAAATAACTGATTGATATTCGCTGGTTATTTTATGGGCTAATTGGGCATTTCTCCCTTTTCTTTGACGGGCTATTTTCTCATGAACACGGGCAAGTTTAGCGTAAGTTTTACGCTGATTATTAGAGTTATCTTTTTGTCTAGAAGCTTGACGTTGCAATCGGTTAAGTCGCTTTTTCTGAATTTTTGCGTAGCGTTTAGCTTCTGATTGTCTCCCTAAGTCATCGGTAAATATTGCTACAGCACCCATATCTAACCCGACACACTTATCAGATTCTTTGTAGATCGTGTCGTCAGTTTCGATTTCGATAGTTAGCTGTAAATAATATCCCGTCGCTTTACGAGTAATTTTAGCCATTCGGGGAGCTTTCCCTTGCAATCGATCAAGTCCCCGTACTTTCAGTAATCCTATCTTTGAAGAAACAATAACTCCATTAGATTTAATCTTTATAGTTTCAGGTTGACCGTTAACAAGAGTCTCTACCTTATCCCGTCTTCCTTTAAACTTAGGAACCCCACGAATACCTTTTTTAGCGGCATCGTAAGCGGGTTCAATCACACTTTTAAAAAAGCCTTTTTTAAACTCTGTTTCAATTTCACCGATAAATTTTGCTGTATCTTCTCGGAAATAAAAAGCAAGTTTCTGTCTATTAAGATAGTTAACAGCATCCTTATCAATATTTTCAGCATTCATAAAACGACGGATAGGAATAGCATCTAAGGGAGTGTACTCTTTTCCGTTACTTGTCTTTTTAAAATAGGCGATTTTACAGCAAGGATTACCGATTAAAAGTTCTTTCTCTTCATCTTTAAGGGTTTCAAACTCTTTTTCGTCGTAATGCCCAAAATAACTTAACTCCCATATTTCAGGGCTAAACTCATCAAATTTATGTTTTGTGCGATAATATCTTTGTTTTGATTCTTCCTTAAGTGCGATCGAAAGATTCCAGAGTAACTTACACGCCACTAAAGAACGATCAATCTCTGTGATTTGTTCTTTAGTAGGATGTATTTTAAATTCTAAGACTTTCCTAGGAGGCTTTTCTTCCTTTGTCTTAGGAGTCTTTTTGACAATACTAAACCTTATATGCCCGTCTTTAGAACTAGGCGTTTTTTGAATTTGATACTCATCTACTTTACGCTTAACTTTACTTTTTTTGGCTCTCATGGATCGACCTTCCTTTATTCTTATTTAAATCTACCACAACCCTACTAGAAATGTCAAGTAAAAAGTCTAAAGATTTTTTGGGATACCAGTTCCCACATCAGAACCTGTAGCCCAACCCTTATAAAAGTTAAAGGCGGTAGTATCAATATAAAGGGGAAAACCTATAGCTTCCCAACAGTATAATAATCTTGGCACATCAACAATCTGAGACTTATAATTTAATCCTGTTTCAGTGATGATAAATTTTTCAAAAATCTCTGGGGCAACTAAAACAGAACAATAGCTAGTATCGTTAAATTTACCAGATTTTTTGGCTAATTCAGAAGTAATTGCGATCAAAATCTCTTTTGTAAGTAATCTTTCTTGCGATATATTGCAACTATCTAAGTTAGTCCAAGCGGTAAATTTAACATAATTAGATCGGGAATTAAACATAACTTATAGCAGAAAAAGGTGCTAAACTATATTTGACTAACTTAAATCTACCATAAACCTACTAGAAATGTCAAATGAAAATAAGGATATAGATTATTATCCTCTCAATGCCCGTATCTCGATCCCCGAAGAGAAAAAGCTAAAAAACTACTGTAAAGCCCAAAAGCGGTCAATAACCGAGGTAGTCCGGGAATTGATTAGAAGTTTACCCGATGACTGATACTCAAGAGTGTTGTCGGAATAGCCAACACAAAAAGTGCCAGTTCATAGACTGGCACTTTTAACTTTATTCCCCAATTAATAGTTGACGGTTTCTAGCCTTAGAAAAAAGCTGCTTAACTTCCTTGAGGTTTTCGGTGGGGACATAGGATGCTTGATTAACTCGCAACCCCTGACACACTAAATGAGAGTGTCCATTCTTCTCTAACCAACGCTCTAACTCTCTTCCAGACTTGAATCCTAGTTCTTTCCCTAACTCAGCAGTAGAACGACCCTCAAAACTCACGTTTCGTCCGTTTTTACAAATAATTGTCTCAGTAATTTTTTCAACCTTCTCGATCACAATATCTGGACGGCCATCTAACAAGGCTAAAACCTCAGCACCATGTATTAATCGAATTGCGTCACGCCGATCCATGTAGTAGGTTTTGGCTTTTGTCAGTTCTAACTCAAGTTCTAATTCTCGAATACGTCCACTTTGAGCGGGGATTACTTCTTTGATAAGTTGCTTTGCTTGACTAAATGCCTTGACTAAGTTGCGCTTACAAGCAATGACCTGCGAAGTATTTCGAGACAGTGTCATCAAAAAAGTTGCTTGCTCTTCATTCAGGTAGCAGTAACGCTCAGGACGACCGCCGCTAGAGCCTTCTAGGGGTTTCGACATTTGAAATGCGACAACTCCAAACTCTTGAATCTCGTCAATGTATTTTTCTATGGTTTGACGCAAGGCGCGGTGTTCAATCCCCAACTCATCAGCAATCAAACGAGAATCAACGACAAGACAATCATTCTGTGATACTATTTCAATAGCCATATTGGCCTCTTGTTCAGGTAATGTGGTTAGTCCCCCGGTACTAACGGGGGCATCGCTACAATTGTACCATTTCAAATAGTTGCTTGACGATTCTAGTCAGTAGGAAGAAATAATCAGGGAAAGAGGATTAAAATAATCCTCTTTCTTTTTTAGTGTCCTATGCTGGCAGTCATTGTTAGTTTGTAGTTAGATTGTAGATATTGTTATTAACAATAGAACCCTTGATATATATAGCTTCTAGACTTTGTTAATACTGTTAACGCTATCTCCCGATATTATTTTTTTACGCTCTTATTGCTGAGACTGTCTTTCCTTTTTACCCCATTTTCTTTTTTTTCTCTATACGACATCAACGACATCAACAAAGCCTAAAACCTAGACAGGGTAAAGGTTTCGATTGTCAATAACTTTATTAACAATCGAATTACAATCTAACTTCTCACGGCATTACCTCTCAGTTACGCGGAAAAAACTCTGGACATCTTTTTTTAGCGTTGACAAGGATTGCTTCTGTTTGACCTCTCACAATTTCATCGCGCAAAATATACAGTATTTCTGATCCTGATCCTGTCCCCGTCCCTACTCTTGCTGTTGCGTACGGAAAAACAGCAGAACTAATCGCTCCCATAGTTTCTCCCAGTGTCAGTCCAGATTTGAGATACTGACAAGTTCTTTTCTCAAGTATCTCTTGAGTTTGAGCATCGAGAGACAGTGCCACGGTAGGCATCATTCCTAAAAACAATAAGCTTAAAACAATCTTTCTCATCGGGGTTATGGTAATTTTCTATGATTTTACCACTCCCAAAACAGGTACTCGATAAATTAGTACAGGCGGGTATTCATGGATATAGGTCTTAGTCACGCCATTTATTGAATCAGCATGGATGTACTCACCATCTCCCAGATAAATCCCCACGTGACCATTTACTCCTGACTTACGAAACATCAAAATATCTCCTTTAAACAAATCACCTTCAACTCTATCTAGTAAGCGATCAAGGAATTTAACTAAGAAGTTATTCCGGGGAATCCGTTCGTAGTTTTCAATAATGAAATCATGAGGCAAGAATCCGACTTCAATCCCTACGCCAGCGATAAATCCTACACAATCGGTTCCAATTCCTTTAAGCGATTGACCATGAAACCAAGGAGTACCGAGCCATTCAAGAGATTCAGCAACGATTTGATTACCCAAAGAATCGTTTTTTAGTTCGTTCATTTTGTGCATTTTCCCGTTCTTTCAATTGATTTAAACTATAACCCATATCATTCCGTGATTCTACAGTCACATTATTGGTGTTATTAATTACCAAAGACTGATTAGAGCTATTAGTATTTGAAGTTGTGGAGTAATTAGGCTTACCCCCGACAAATCCTCCATTAGCATAGTTCTTAATAGGAGCGTTGTTTCTGTACTCTAGATATGCTTCTGTTTCTTTAGGGTTGAGAACTAATTCGTCTTCATTGGCTACGATTAATCGAGGTTTTCGGCCTCCTGACATTGATCGTTCACGCTGGAAAGCTGAAATGATATTTTTCTCTATCGGAACATTGGCATCCCCAACTTTCCCGCCATCACTAAATAAGCTGAATCCTGTACCTAGAGAAAAGGCAGAAGCTGGGACAGAAGCAAAGCTAGAGGCTCCTATACTACCAAGTGATCCAATGGAACCGAGTCCTCCACTAAAAATCCCTGTTATTCCACTAAATAAGCTATTAAATAAGCCACCTCCGCCACCGCCCCCAAAAATAGAGGAAAAGATGTTACCTACTGGTTTGAAGATACTGTTTAGGGCGTTAGTAAAGAAATTGCCTACTGGCCCGATGATTGCATTAAATACTGATTCAAATGCCTGAGTAATCGGCTTTATAAATCCATCGATAGCAGAAGTTAGGACATCGATAGCAGGCTTAGTAATACCCTCGACAAATTTTGTCATGATATTTAAGCCAAGACTACTAAAAGCTGATCCTATTCCTTTTCCTTCTCTAATATCAGAGAAAAAGCTTTCAGCTGCGCCACGATTTGGGGAAGCGTCTAACTCCGCTCGTTCTAATCTTAATTCTGCAAGTTTTTCCCATTCCGAGCGAATATTAGCCACATATTCAGCGTATTGTGGTAAGTTTTTGTAAGGTTCTAAATAATCCTCTAATTCTTCTTTTTCTTTTTGTAGGCTAATACGTTCGGCAAGGATAGCAGAATCATCAAATAAAGTCGGTCGGGATTGATTCTCTAACTTCATTCTTTGGACAGTTAAATCATTTAACCGATCACGAATACTCCTGACTGTATCTCTGGTTTTTCTAAATGATGCTTCTAAGGTAGCTACTCCCTGATTCTTGCCTAATCGTTCAATTGCTTGATCAAGAATTGTTACCTGTTCTTTAGCTGATTCAGCGTTTTTAGCTAAAACCTCGATACTATCTGTCATCTCTTTGACAAATTCAGGAGGAAGAGCTATACCTTTTTCTTGAAATTCTCCTAAGATTTCTTTTATTGCGTCGCTGTATTTTTTTTGAGCGTCGGCATTTAAAAGTAAAGTCCGTCGCTGGTCTTGTAGTGATTCAATCTGAGAGCGGTATTGTCGAGAGACTTCTGTGGCACTCTTATTAATTTCTTCTTGTACTGTCAGATACCCTTTAGAGTTGATAGTCAAATCAGCGACATTCTCGGAAGCATCTCTTAAAGTACGTTCTAATCCACGGGCATCTTCCTCTTGCTGCCGTCTAAATTTCATTGATCTGTCAAGAGCATTGTTTAGATTTTGTTGCTCTTCTAGTCGTCTTGAAAACTCCTCAGCGTTTTGGTTAGCTATTTCAGCTTTGCGAATTTGATCAGCGGCCGCATCAAGATTACCCGTAGGGAGATTAGGAACGGGAAGTAAATTAGGACTCTGGAAGTTAATCGGATTGTCTTTAAGAACCGGTGGTAAATCGGCATCCCAGAAATTATCTTGATTTTGATTAGGTAGAGTCGGTAATTGGGCTATAGGTGGAGGACTACTATATTCTGGACCACCTTGATTTCTTCTGAATTGCCGAAGAAATTCCCGGTAATACTGCATTACTATCTTGACATCTTCAACAGTACCCTTGGCTAATTGACCATTTCTAACATTTCCTGGTCCTGCTTTGTAGGCTGATATAGCTAACTCAATATTGCCGTTAAATCGCTCAAGCATTCTAGCAAGATAAGTTGCGCCGCCAATTAGATTTTCAGTAGGATTAAGGGGATTTACTCCTAACTCTTCGGCAGTGCCAGGCATTAATTGACTAAGTCCCATTGCACCCGCTGAACTCTTATGGATTTGAGTAGGATGATCGGGATCCATGTGATGGAAACTTGATTCTTTTTTAATTAAAGCGGCAAAAAGAAGCGGATCAATGCCAACTTGTCTAGCCGCACCTTCAATCAAAGAAGCAAAGGGAACTTTAGGAAATCCTGAACTTACAGTATTTTTTTGTTGATTTGCAATCGCATCAAACACTCGTAAAGTGTCGCGATTTGATAAAGCTGATCGCCCTCGAAAATTTGCAGTTTCTGAGAGTCCTAAGTGGAGATGAGGTGCTCCTCCAGCCATGCCTACGCCGCCTAAAACTACTCCTTCTTTTACTTGTTGCCCTACCTGAAAATTTTGTGCAAGATCAGTTAAATGAGTATAGTAAGCGTGTGTCAAAGTTTTCCCATCTACGACAATTGGAATATCAAATTGGATTTTGATCGAATGTTGATTTTGATATCCAGGTAAACTTGGATTAGAATCTTCTTTATTAATTGTTCCGCCTGGTCCAGCACTAACAATCCTTCCTGATCGAATATTTAAAACTGGCGTTCCTACGGGCGCAAAAACATCAACTCCGCGATGTTGATCGCCCTGATCGCCTGTGATTTGCCCGTTTGGAACAGGATAAACAAAGATATTGCGCGGGATATTTTTAAATTCCGAGCCGTTAAAAGTTTGTCGAAAATTATTGCGGCCTTTTAACGACTGTGGTGGCGGTAAAAACCCTCCCCCATTCCACACAGGAGCAGGGGCGAAATTACCAGGTGCTGGTAGTATCAAACCTTCCTTAGCTTTTCTAATTGCCTCAGCAGTTTCCTCTATACTTTTTACTAAGTCTTCTCCAGAAGTCTTAATATTTGGGGGAATAGCCACTAACTCAGAATTGATTAATTTAATTGGTTCTGGAAGTGTATTAAGATTTGTGACAATATCCTTGATTGATTGGGGAATAAAGCCTAATTCTTTATTAGTTTGTCGGATTAAATCAGCTAAAGTGCGATTAAGGTTTTCCTGAGTCCGTTTAATATCCTCAATCGTTCTTAGTCTATTTCTTTCAGCGTCTTGCTGTTGCTCTTGTAGATTACGGATATTTCTTAGGGTAGAGATATAGGAAGTTTCTATCTCCTCGGTTCGGGATTGGAAGGTGCGTCCGCGACTGGCAAGGTCAGCTTGTCCCTGTACAAATTCCAGGAAAATGTCCCCTAATTCTTTACCAGCGTCGCTTGTACCGGGTATTAATAACCGATTTTTAACTTGCTGTACCCTGATTCTATCAGTTGTATCTAGTAGCTGATTTTGGGCATTTAAGAGGTTCTTATCGAGTTCCCTAACTAAATCACTGTAACTTTCAGATAGGGAACGATTCTCTTTAAATGCTGACAGTTGAGCGTCTTCAATCTGTCTCCTGTAATCGTCAATCTGACGATTAAAGTCGATTATCTGACGGTCAAGGTTGCGGTAATAGTCTTGTAGTGATGTTTGTTGCTGTAATAGGTTAGCGCGGGCTTGTTCTAGGGCTAATCGGGTATTATCAACCTCTTGCTGAATCACATTAGGGTCGTCTGACGCACTTTCTAATCGACGATAAGCCTCTCCTAATAATCTCTCTTGGTTGCGAACTTCTGATAAGGCATCCCGATAGGAAGCGGCTGGCCCCCCAAAGGGTAATTGCCTTAAAGTAGCAATTCTCTCGTTGACATTGGCACCGACTATTGATGCTTGTCTGGCATTTCTTGCGCGCTCTCGTCTAGCGTTAGCAATTTCTAGTTCTGTATCAACAATTGATTTATCAATAGTTAAAGTTTGTCGTCTAATAGATGCTTGCTGTTTAGCTGTTTCTAATACCTGTTTTAATTCAAAAGGCGATTGATCTCCCAACTGTTGTAACCGATCACCTATAGCTTCTGGTGACACACTTCCCTGCTGTAATGCCGTTCTAAAATCTATTCCATTTAATTCAGGCATTAACTCAGTTATTCGCTGATTAATCTGATCTGTTAGGGTGTTTTGTAATTCTTTTTCTTTAGTTGCCAGTAATCCATTAAGCGAATTAAACTGATCCTTGACAATAGATAGGCTCTGTTCTCTAACGGTCAAGTCTATTTCAAACGGCTTCAGGTTCCCAGATAAAACTTGTCGTTTAATATCTGTTTCAGACAAAATAGTTCGACCACTAGAGACAAATTCAATATTAGATAAAGCTCTTGCTACTTTATTTATTTGTTCTGTTAATTGTTGATAGTTGACTAAATTCTCTTTGACTGCTTCGTTATATTTTTCTTGCGATTCTTTTAATTTTCTAAGTTGAACTTCAGTAATTTCTAGCTGGATACTAGCATTATCTTTTTGGGAATTAGAAGACTCTGGATCATCTAAAACTTTTTTAATTGCTGTAATTCTTTCTTCTGTAGATGCTATCTCATTAACAATAAGCCCAATTTGAGGAAAGTATTTTTCCGTTAAAGCTTGTATTTCTTGGTTTACTTTCGCAATTTCTTGACGAACAGATGTAGCTTTTTTAATGTCAGCATCTCCACTAGCTATGATTTCATCTATCTTGAGGTCTTTCGCTTTTTGCCGCAATGTGTCAAGTTTACCTGTAAATTCGGTAATCTTTGTATCACTGAATGTATCGGTTGATAATCTTAAAATTTGTGTCGTATCAATGAGTCCCCCCGCAGTAAATTCTAAGCTTTTATCTCTTTCTCTGTTGTTTTTAAATCGCTGAATTGCGGTTGCACTATCAGTTATAACAGTAGAAGCTTTAGGTGTAGGCAAAGGTTTCTCTAGTAATCTTCTCAATTCTTGTAACGATTCTTGAGTTGATTTAAGAGATCGTTTAGACTCTTCGGAGCCTGCGTTGATGTACTGATAAAGCTCTTTAAAAGCTTCCATTACACCATAAATTAAAGCAGTCCATCCTAGTCCTTTAAGTAGTCCTACTCCAATCTGAGATATTGCCCCACGAGTAGATGCCGCTGTAACTCCCAGTGCTTTTAATCCTAAGTCTATAAGTCCGATATTTTTTAAAACCATAATAAAACCGCCAGCACTAACAACACCAATAGATGTCAATACAGTAGCTAACGACTGACCATTTTTCGTTAATATTTCTAGTCCTTTTGTTATTAATGGTAATCCTAATTTAGAAGCGTTTAATAAAGATTCGCCTAATGAAATGCGAAGCAATTCTATCTGATTTTGAACTCTGGCAACTTGAGCAAAAGCAGTATCATCAATAACACTAAGTCCACCAGCACTTTCTAAGTTAATCTGTGTAGCTAGTTTAGGTAGCAAATCTTCTGCTAAAATAGATCCTGATTCAACTAATTTAATAAATTCTTGAGAAGTCAATCCCATAGAACGAGCAGCAATCTGTAACGCGCCTGGCATTGCTTCACCTAACTGAGAGTTAAGTTCTTCCATTGAAACACGACCTTTACTAGCTATCTGAGTAATGGCTAGTAAAGCTCTGTCTTGCTGTTGAGAACTAGCACCTCTAGTAGCCAATCCTAATGTTATTCCTTCAAAAATTTTATCTTTTTGAAATTCTAATGGCGTATTTATTACAGAAGCACTAAACTGCTGATAATTTTTGGCAGAAGATAAAAATGATATTCCTAATCGGTCAGCTTGTATCTTTAATTTAGCAAGAGAAGATTCAGCATTTCCAGTTGAGAAATTTAAGACTGTTTCAAGCCGCTCCATGTTTAATGCTGCTTGAAAAGAATCAGTGGTAAATTGTCGAAAAAACACACCGGCTTGCTGAAGAATTTGAAAACCAGCAAAAGCTGATAACAGTGTTCTTGCTCCAAGCAAGACTCGTTTAATAGGTTCAGGCAAGTTATTTAACTGATTTTTAATTGCTTCAAATGCCTTACCTATTTTTTGTAATTGAGTAGGATTGTCTATATTCTGAATTATCTTGCTTGCCGATTTTACCTGTTTATTTGGTTCGGGTTCGGGATCAGATGAAGCAACAGGTCGGTTGATAGGGGGTTTAGGAGGTTGCCCATCTGCACCACCTGTAGATGCTTCTGTCCAAGGATCAGGAATTGAACCAAGATTAATAGCAGGCGGTAAAGCTTTCTGTTTAAATTCCTTAATAGTTTTAGCATAAATTTCTTCCGCTTTTTTAGCTGAACGTTTTGTCATTTCTTTTAAAAATAACTCTTCAGACTTTTTAGCAGATTCTGCTAACATTTTTTCAATTTTATTAGTAGATTGCCCAGATTCTTTTAATACTTGAACCTTTTTTTCTACAATAGAAGACGGTGTATAAAGAGGAAGTTCTTCTTCTGTCTTTTCTGTTTTTATTTTGTTGTTACCTAGTGTTTCAGTGGATGCTATAACAGGAACTAGCTGTTGTGTACTAGCTTTTTTCTGCGCTTCATGATTTGTCCATAATTTTGCCCATGCTTCTTTTTCTGCTTTATGTTTACGAGTACGTTCCGCATCTTTCTCAGACAGTTCTCGTATTTTTGCAGTATATTTAGATGCTTCAGTTAATGCTTTATTAGTAGCTTTTCTATTTGCTTCATTTTCGGCTTCTAACGCTAGTCTTTGGTTAATAGCTTTTTGATTGACTTGAGAAATAGATTGACTTTGATATGAAACGCCTTGTATTTTTTCTTGCCCTAATTGGATGTCCCCAATAAAAGTATTTGATGATTGTTTTTGATACGCTTCTATTTGATGAGGAAAAAACGGATCGATGTTTACAGGATTTTTAGTTGCCAAATAACGATTTTCTATCATATTTTTAGCAATGATAGCCATCGTCGCTTGTAAGTCTTTTTCTTTTGACTTAATTCCTTTAATTTCACCTTCAACTATATTTTTTCCTACTTTTTCAAATTCTTTAGAAGGCGACTGTATTTTATTGATTTGTTTGGTTATTTCTAGTGGAATAGAGGCAATGTCTATTGAAACAGTCTCAAGTTCTGCTAATTTACTATTTAATCCTTGTACTAATCCAGAGACAATACTAGAACCAGTATCAGTCATTTCTGGTATTACTTGAGATTTAACGTCAATAGCGTCAAGAATTTCTTTATTTACACCTAATTTTTTTAAATCATAAATAGGATTAACATTTTCGGCAGATTCTTTAAGTTGAGTAAGGTTCCCTTTTAATGACGCTAATGGATGCCCAAATCTTTCGTTTTTTGGCACTTTAGCTAATAAATTATTAACTCGATCAATAGCATCTTGAGACGCTTTTCTTAAAGTGTTAGCATTTTGAATAACATAGGAAACTTCGCGTTGAACGTCTTCAATTCTAAGGTTTTTAGCAATTGTCTGTTTATCAATCTTGCTTAACTGTGGAGGGGTCGGTATTTTGGCTTCTGGATTGTTGGTCTGCTCGTATTTAATTAATGCTTGCTCGTATTCTGTTTGTTTTTTAAGAAATGATTCTCGTTTTTTTTCTGGTAATAAATTTAGATAATTTGAATTAACACCACTACCGAACATTTTTAATTGAGGTGTTACTCCTGTTAATTGAGTTTGTATATCTTTTGTTAATGAAGAAATAATTGATCCTAAGAGTGTAGGATCAATTATTTCTTCTGGCTGAAATTGTGCAACACGCTCAAGTAATTTTTTAACAATTTCTTTAGGCACATTTTCTGTGATTTTAGTAATTTTTAATGCAATTTTTGCTAATTGTTCTTTTGGTACAAGAGTATCTATATTTGTTATGTCTATTTTAGAAAAATCCCGTAAAATAGGATCGTTTTGTAGTCTTTTGCTTTGTTTTATCCTTGCCTGTAAGTTTTTTAAATTTTGATTTATTTTATTTTGAGATTGTATTGCGGGTGAATCATCATATTCAGCGTTTTGGGCTTCTTTTTGAAGTTGCTCTAAATCTTGTTGAATTAACTCGCTTCCAACAATTATAGATTTAGCGTATTGAATAGCTTGTGAAATACTATGCTGAAATAAATTATCGAACGTACCTAAAGTAGTTGTCAATCTTTGTTCAATCTGTTTACTTATTTGAGTAACTTGTTCATTCTGTTTTAAATTAAATTTTAAGTTTGGCTCAACAATTTTTCTAGAAGAAATTTGCGCTACTAAACGATTACCTTCTCCTTCAGGAACAAACCCAAATCGTTGATAAATTGATCCCCGTCTTTTTCCTTTTTGATCTGCATTTTCTGGCGATGCAGTTAATATAGCTTCATTAGTATTGCTTACAAACTTATTAAAAAACTCAGACACAGAGTTTTTTAGCTGAATTACTTCTTTTTTTGTTAATTGCGCTGCATCCCCTAGACTAGAAAACTGAGAATCTAGAGAAAAAGCAATTTCATAAATATCTTGCCCAACACCAGGCATTGATTGTTTTGGTGTGGCTGTAAATCCGATCACTCGACCACCTACATTGTCGGTTCCAATATATTTACCTTCATCGTTAACAAAAAATGATTTATGATTTTCTCTTGCAATTAATCTAAATCCTTGTTCAATAATTTTTTGCTCTGATACTGCTTGCTTTAAAGCTCCGATAAATTCTGCGCTACTTCCCTCTAAAGCTTTTTGAGTTTTCAAAAGAGAGTGAGATTGTTTAATAATTTGTAAAAAATCTTTTCCACTAAAAGCAATTGTTATTTTTAATAAATCTGCTAAATCTTTAGTAAGCTCACCTAAGTCATTTTCGGAAGATATAAGGTTTAATAACTCTGTTAGTGAAGTTATTGCTTTTTGAGATGCTTCTGGAAATTTTGAAAATTCGCCACTTCCTAAAACACTGAGCATATTTTGAAAACTTGCTATCGAATTATCTATAGATTTTTGAGTATAAGGATTATTATTAGAAACTCCTATCTTGGTTTGTATTTTTTGGAAAGTTTCTGATGCAGTTAATATTCGTTCTCCAATCGGTTTATCTCTGCCTGTTATTTTATCTATTTTTATTTGTAAAGTATCAACAAGTTTATTTAATACTGGTTGAACAAACTGTACAGAACTAGCAGTTATATTTCCAGTTTTTTGCCCAGCGGATTCAAAGTTAAACCCAGTTTTTTTAGTAAAACTTTGTTCAAATCCTTGACTAAAACTTTTAGTCAAATTAAATCCAATTCCTTGTATTAAAGAATTGCTTATAGTTCCAATAGCTGTAGGCTTTAATCTAGAAACAGATTTAACAACTTCTTTAATTTCTTTTGTAACCGCTTTAATTTCTGTTAATAATTCAAGATTTGCATTTTTGATAGATACTTCTACTTTTTGTTTAATCTCATTAGAATATTTTTGGCTAGAACCTTTAGATTGAACTGATGCCTGAACTATAACTGTTTTGTTTGCTATTTCTTGTAGTTCACTGTCATCAACTTTAATCCTGATAACTTTTTTACTAACTCGATCAATGTGTTTTTCTTTTTCTGATAAATGTTTATTTAAACCATGCAATGGGCGATGATCTACTACTGGAACAATTGTTAACTTAGGAATACTTTGCTTAAGAGACCATTCTATGTCTCTAGTGATTTTTTGGGCATGATCTTCTAAAGAAGAAAGCTGGTCTTTAGCCGATTTGATACCGCTATCATATTGGGCTGTATTTAGCCCTAGACCGATTTCTAAAGTACCAAGTGATAAAGACATTAGCTTTTCTCCCCTATTAATTGAATTATTTCGTCGTATAGTCCGCAATCAACTATTATCTGAGTGGCGAAGACTGGCACTTGGCCAGCTTGCATAGCTTCTAACAGAATTTGAGCGGTTTCTTGATCAAGAAAATATTTTTTATTTTCTTTAAACTGGTAAGGCAGAAAATCATTGGGTTTTGGAGGTTGAGACTGTGATTTTTCTTTTGATTGTGCTATTAGGTAGGCGTGAACCATGGCGGCAATTTGACTAACCGTAGCCGATAGTGAATTAATTTCTTCACATTTGACTTTTTGAATCCCTGAATATTTTTTTAGGATTAACCAGTCTGGCCACTCTTCCCACTCCTCGATAGGCAATCCCCATGCACACCATTTGTAATAGATTTCTTCCCAATTAATGGGGTTAGCGATTGCCTCTAACCGCGCATTAATTGCGTCATCTATTCGTTTTTTTCGTCATCCTCCGTTGATTCTGATTCTGATTTTTCAGGCTCTGGTTTCTCAGTTTCTGGGTTTTGCCACTGAGTTATGTCTTGCCAGAGATAGTCTTGATAGAGTTTTACTACCATAAATTGAGACATATCATTAATGTCTTGTATGGTAAAATCAACAGAAGATTTATTATCTTTAAGTTTAACTACCCGTCGAGGACTACCTAGAAAGTTAGCTAACAAGGCTTTATTGTAAGTTTCATAGGTTGTTTCCCGATCCTTAAATAAAGCGTTTAATTCATCGAGATAAGGCTCTACAAGTTCTATAGATTCTCTTGCTAGTTCTCTTGTTTTTTTACGGTTGCTTAAAATCGATTGCTGTACAATAGCGGCGGTTTCTACTTTTTGTTCTACGCTGTCAGATTTTACCCCGTCAAGGGCATCAACCATGACCTGTTCAATCCGTTCTCGGATCGAACCGTCGTTAACTACTACTCCTTCAATTTCAGCAGTGGATAGTCCCGTTTTTTGTCCGATAGCTTTAATTTTCTCAAGATAAGCTTTGTCAGCTTTTTCCCGTGCCTCTAAGTATTCCTTGACTGTTTCATTTTCCTTTGGATTAATTCCGTATCGTTTTAAAAACTTGATTCCAATCTCTCCATTTTCTTCAGTGGCAATTGTATCTATCTTTTCTAATAAAGCATCATTGTCTTGGATATAATAAAGCCACTCTTTTTTTAAAGGAAAAAAGAATGTTTCATTAAATTTCAATTTGCCCAATACGCTTAACTTCGCCATTTATTTTTACCTTTTGATTTCTTTTTGCACTTTGTTCAGTATTGAGCCACAGAGGATCAATGATCACAGATACCTGTATTCTTTCTTGGTTTTTTGTTCCGTCTGGTGGTTCGATTAATATCTTTTCTTGTTGACTTATTTCTCGATCAAACGTACCGAAAGAAAACCAGAGGTAATTATTGATTATTCTAGAATTGACTAACATTACCTCTTGGTCTTCATCAACAAGGAGTTTAACTATTTTAATTGAGGTCATCGGCTACATTAGGAGAGAATGGCGACGTTGCCATCGGTTTAATGTCAAACACATTGCCACTAATAGTTAGAGTTACGTTTCCTTGTAGGAAATTGCCTTTTTCACCACTAACATTTTGGCTAACATTTGTCTGGAACCCTAAACCTCCGCGCTGTCCCATATAGACAATTTCGAGGTAAATTCGCTCACCTTTTTGCTCTGCGGCCTTTACGATTTCATATCCAGGATCACCAAATACAAGCGGACCCGATACCGACCCAGTACTCATGATCTCAGAGATAAATTTCTCCACCGCCATTTCACCAAAGACGGAATCAGTAACCTCAGTAGAGGAGGTGTCAACGTTAAAGGTCTTGGCGCTCAAAAAAGGAACCCAAGATTTAATCGTGCATTTTTGAGCGGGAGTACCAACAGCAGCAGCAATTTTGGAAGGTTCGATCTGGATTGCTGTCTGAGTTAGCGTCGTCGTTTTTGTTCGGACGATCACATAATCACCGGCAGTCCCCACATAAATTAAAGTGCCAGCATATAAAAGGCGACCAAAACCCCCAGTCGCTACGGTAAGAGTGGTATCACCTAAGACGATTGCGGAAGCTAAATCGGCTACTCGTGTGGGAGGTTCTTGTCCAAATCCGTAAGCACCAGAAATAAAAAATTGCGTATCACGGCTAGGGGTGAGGTTGTCACTCCGATTCAACTCTAAAATCTGATTGGACATTCTAATCACTGACTAAACTTTTCTAGTTATATTGTACTATAAAAGATTAGTAAATGTGTACTCTAGAAGTCTAAAAGCCTAGCAGTAGTGATTTTAAAGGTCACTTTTGGTCTGATAATCCCCTCGGAGGTTTTGGTATAGGGGGTTAGGCGAGGCTGATCTAGAAAATTCCAGTAGCGAGAAGATTTAAGTCTCTCGATCACCGGTGTTAAGGATTTCTCTAGATTGTACTGTTTTAGGGTAATGCAATAGTTATTTATACCTACGGTATATCCTAGTAAATTTTCGTGATAAGGATTAGGCTCTCTTTGAATAATTGCTTCGATGCCGCTATTAGGTTTTACTTTATAGTTAGGGGGTAATTCAGGAGGCTCTACCCAAATAGCATCAATTTCTTTTAAATTTTGCCCTGTAGGGCTTGTTATTTCGTATTTACCTAAGTCAGTACCGATAAGTATCTTTAAATTGTTTCTAATACCTAATAAAATATTTCTTAATTCTGATTCACTCATTTAATTTTTCCTTTAAGATTTCACTATAAGCCTCAATTGGATTATAGTCTTCTATAGCCGTGTCGATAAATGGGCGGGCGGGAACATCTGTCACCGTCCCATCGTTACGCTCTATTTGATACCCTTCATGGACAAGAGCGGCATGATCAGCCGTGTAACCGATTACTTTATAGGTATCCGATACATCTTCAATAAATTGGCTATTTTTTAGCTCACCTGTATCTACAATGTCCCGGGGTGAGCCAACTACACCGCCATTTTTTCGTACAGTCTCCCGTGGCCAGTTCCATTTAGTATCTTTTATCTGAAAGTTAATCTCTTGGGCAAATTCGCCCACCATTTCATTAAAAGACTCAATGGCTAATTGTCTTCCTAGATTCCAGTTAATCATTAAAAAATAGCTGTAAGGATAACTTACAGCTATTATAGCAACTTTAGACTAACCGATTACGGATAGTCAACTCTTATGTCTCGTGGTGAGATATTAATTTATCATTAAAGACTCAAACAATTCTTTAAATTTAACGTTTCTCCATCCTTTTTGAATTTTAAAAAAAACTTGTAACTCACCGTTAATACATTCTGTGGTTTGTTTACCAATAGTTTCTATGCCTTGAGTTAAAGAATCCGAAAAAGTGTTACATTCTTGCGTGTAAGTTTTTTGAATAAACCACTGCCCGCAATTGCAGTTTTTCTCGTCTATTATGTATCTTACCTGAAAAGATACATATTCTACGCCATGATAATTAATATCTGCCGAGAAACTTGAGCAACTTTTCCAAAACTTACATTCTCTTTCACTTGGACTAAGAACGTTCAAAACTTGTTCTTGAAACTCTTGAAATGATAGCATAATTACTCCCGTTGATTCGTTGCTGACAACTGATAACTGATAACTGACTAATTGTCGCAGACAACTCGAAAACCGAGGCTGAAGTTGAAGCGGAAGCCGGGGAAGAGCCAGAAACGAACCGCACTGCGACAGTACCTCGGATTGATGAACCAAGAACCGCCGCGCAGACAACTATCTTCGCACCACTCCCAAACATTACCACTCATGTCATACAGTCCCCAACCATTGGGCTTTTTCTGTCCTACGGGATGAGTTGTGTCATTAGAATTTTCGCTATACCAAGCATAATCTCTTAACTGATTAGCATCATCACCAAAATAATATGTAGTAGTTGTACCTGCTCGACAAGCATATTCCCATTCCGCTTCTGTGGGTAGGCGATAGGTTTTACCGGTTATTCGACTCAATTTCTGACAAAAAGCTCTAGCATCGTCCCAACTAACCTGTTCTACCGGATTTTGGGGATTATTTTTAAAGTGAGAGGGATTGGTTCCCATTACTGCTTGATATTGTTCCTGAGTCACCGGATATTTGCCAATCGCAAAACTGTTGACTTTAACTTGGTGTGAAGGCTTTTGATGATTTTGAACATCGGGATCACTATCAGGAGAGCCTATGAGAAACTCACCTGCTGGTAAGTTCACCATTTCTAATGCGACTTGATTGGGTAGTTTTTCGGTCATCGTGAACTCCTTTGGTTTTTTGGTATATACCTATAATGACAGGTATATGTTTGTATGTCAAGTGTTTTTTTGTTTTTTTTTCAGCCGATAACGACGACATCTTTCGGCGTTAGTCATTGAATCAGGGTGGGAGGGTTTTCCTGCCGGATTACCAGTAAAATGATGATTGCAATCCTTACATCGGTATCTCTGTTTTCCTGACACAGAGAACCCTTTTTTAGAGATTCTCTGTGATTGGCATTTAGGACATTGCATTAATTAAGGCTTCCATTTTTTCAATTTCAGACAAAATCAAGTCTCTTTCTTTTTTGTATTTACCAGGATTTCGGTGTTTTCTAATTTGTAATTCAACTACAGAAAGTCTTTGTTTTTTGTATTCAATTTGTATTTCTATTGTACGTTTTTTTCTGTTAAGCATCTGCTTATCTCCTTTGTGTTTGTTTCTCTATATCCCCATTGTAGGGGATATGTTTGTATGTTGTCAAGGGGTTTGGAAAATATTTTTCAAATAACCCCGTAGTCTGACAATGCAAATACTGACTCCATGTCTCCTTTTTTTGCTTTTGCTTTTGCTTCTGCTATTGCTTGACGATCTTCCTCGTTCTGTTTTCTTGTTTTGTCATCCATTTTGCGATAGGCTTTTTCGGCTTCTTTGAAACTTTTAAAGACCGAAATGCTACCCCATACTTCGGTCTGATAGCGATCTTGAAAGAGTCTAGACTGCAAATCTTTTTTAATTTTAAAGATAATTCTCTCGAAAATGGTGTCGGTAACAGCACCCTCAAAACCGACTACATAAAAGGATTTTCCGTTAACAGATAAATGTGCTATACAAGCGGCGCGTCCAGTATTGACACAACCTAACGATTCCGAACCAACCACATAACTTAGGTGGCGAGATAACTTGTGTTGTAAAGACTGTTCTTTACTGGTCGTCGCTTGTTTTTTGACAGTCTTAACTTGATTGACATTGACTGTGACTTTATATGTCTGTAGTTTTTCCATATATTTTTCTGACCAAGCCTTAGCCGCTTCATAGCTACGGCGGTAAGATACTTTATCATCAGGAAAATAACAGAACCACTTATCTTGATCAATTCCCACACCTTTTTTGATTTCTACATTTCCTGCTACATAGTGACCGGGTGCTTGTCGTTTAAACTTTAACATTTTGAACTCCTTTGGTGTTTTGGTATATACCTATAATGACAGGTATATGTTTATATGTCAAGGGGTTTGTCAAACTTTTTTATTATCTTTTTGTAGTTTGTAGATTTACCTATGGTTACACTGATCGCAGGACTGCCAAAAATCTCGGAAAATCAAGCTAATAAAGCAATCACACACTTTTTGACGGATGACAACTGATAACTAATAACTGATTACAGCGTCGGATATTTGCCTAGCACTGTTTGTGCTTCCTGATTTAGAGATTGAGTTATTTGCTCAATCTCTTTGCAGAAAATTCGAGCTTTTTTAATTTCAGAAATTTGTGTTGTTTCGATTGGTTGTTTAGCGTTATCCATAATCTTGTTTTTCTGTGTTTTGGTTACTTTCTATTATGGATCGTTCTCCCAGTAATGTCAACTATCTGGGAGAATCTTTTCTGAACAAGTGTACTACTGATAACTGATAACTAGAAACTAACTAATCTCTATGTCGTTAGCGTCAGCGAAGTCGTTGACATCCATGAACCAGTCTTCCCATTCATCAGGGTCGGATAGATTGACTTTATCGACTGTCCAGGCTGCACCAGACTGCAAATATAGCCCTGCTTTCCACTTGTCAGGATATGGATGCTTTGCTTTTTCGGTATCGTTGGGAGTAAGAATAAACTGGAGAATGTCTTTTCCCCATTTACCTTTTTTGATATTGTAAAAACAGGATAAGGCATCAATTAAGTCGTCGCACTCTTGCTGGTAGTCAGCAAAGTTTTCTGGCAGTTTAAACTTAGATTTTTTAGCCGTCGGTTTTTTATCTGATTTAGGTTTTGGTTCGGCTTCCAATTGACTGTTTTTTAGTTGCTTATTTTCCTGTTCAAGTTGATAAATACGAGCATGCAGCTGAGTAACAGATTCGTTTAGAACTGTTATTTGATTTGTTTCTCTTTGCAGTGGATAAACTGTAGATTCTAGGTCGTGAACTTGTTGCTTTAAGTTTTCAATCCATGCTTCATTGTACTCTTTGCCCTGTTTTAATTCATGAATACTAGCCGTCAAGTGGTTAATAATCTCAGATCCTTCTTTATTTTCACGCTGTCTGAGATTGTGCATCTCTTGAATAGATTGAGTCAATTCAAGATTTTCCCATTCTAAGTTTTGAACTAAATTAGTTAATTGCCGATTTTTTCCCCATAGTTCCTCATTTGAAATAGAGGTCTTAGTAATTGCATCTTCACCTAACAACATATCAACAAGCGCAACTTGTCGTTTTTCAAAGAAAGATAACTCGTTATCAGTCTTTAGTTGGTTGTCAATTTCTTGATCCTCTTGTGGGATGTATTTGCAATTATCAAGAGAATCCCACAAATTATCAAATTTAACACAGTCATCTTGATCATAGTTTTCTAGTGCGTCCCAAAGCTTTTGGATGTCATAATTTGCAACAAATAACCCTTGCGTTTTGACCGTAACATAATCACCGTTATCAGTGACTGACAATTTTTCTCCAAAACACTCTTGGTTAATTTGATTGAGGGTGCTTTGGAGCAACCTGATAATTGTGGTTTTTTCGTAAAGTTCGATATTTGAAGTCATTTTTTTGTCCTCTTGTGTTTTGTTTACTTTTCTATATTAGATCGTTCTCCCAATAAAGTCAAGTATATGGGAAAACTATTTTTGAGCATTTGTACTACGTCTTTGTTTGTAACGTTGGTGTTGATCCTGTTTTCGTTTAGGATCGAGTTCTCGGTGTTCCAAGCAGTACCCAGATTTGTTTCGGGCATTAAGTGCCGTAAATTTACCCAAAACTAAGCAGGCATCACAATATTTAGTTTCAGGGATAATTGCTTCTGTAGAAAAGTTGATTCCTTTTTTTGCAATTATCTGAGGAGGCTTATCACAGATTAAAGCTACTCTTGTCAAACCTATGCCCGATAAAGAGTAATCTTGTAGCTTAACAAGACTTAAGTTAGTGTCAATGTTGTCGATTTTCTGAATAGAAGATTTTAAAACTTCAAAATCTTCCAATTCAAGAGATAAGATTAAGATCATAGTGGTTTTTGTTAGTGTTAATATGAAATGGGGAATTATCCCCATTTTGACTTAGTTGCTTATTACCAAATGCTATAAAAGTGATAACCGCCTTTTATAGCCTCTACGCCGATGAAATGGGCGTTATTGTGTTTGTAAGCGGCGTATATCTCTTTTTCCGTCGGCAACTCTAGGGACAAATCAACTAAAGCCGTCACGCTGTAGAGTGTGTCGTGACATCCGCGAGCTAAACCTCCCGCAGGAACCTTAACTAGCTCCGAGACATAGATAGTGGTGTAATTTAGAACGTCAGTCATATTATGGCCGTGTTTTGTCTGAATAGCTTTTGCTATAAAACTAGCAATTGCGTGACTTTCCCAGTACCATCCGTGGGGACCGATGTAACCATCTTCGTAAATACGAAGTCTGTTGGCTTTAAACTTTTTAAATCCAGTTTGTTCTGTGTTCATGATTGTTACTTCTCCGTGTTTTGTTTACATTTCTATCATAGATCGTTCTCCCAGTAATGTCAATAAATTGGGAGAATCTTTTCTGAGCATTTGTACCAATAAAAAACGCTTAACTAAGCTAAGTGTTTTTTATTGCTGACTAAGCGATAAGTGTACTCATGAAGCTTTAGCCTTGTCATCAAAAGCATCTATGATGTTTTGCCCTATTTTTGCTTTTTCAATTGCGCTATACTTATTCCATTCTAAGTAAGAACCTGGAATGTCAATGTTAGCGGCGACTAACTTTTTGACAGCTAACCTAGCCGCTTCTTTTTCGCTTAGATTTTCATACTTAACTGGGTTTCTAGTTTTAAATCCTACACTAGACATTATTTCTAATCCTGTTGGGATGTGATAAATGCAGTAAGCGTCATTTCCTCCCGCAGAAATCAGATAATCGCCCAAAGCTTCTCCTTTTACTTTTCTAGTTTCACCTTCTCTGTTTAGAATAGATATGGTCTGTTTGGTAAATTTTGTGTTATCGATTACTTCTTGAAACTTATTTACGCATGGCATCTCACCGAAAAGATTTAATTCTAATTGTTTGGTTCTGAGTTCAATTGCTTGAGTTTCGGTTATATTGATTTGAGTATCCTTAGATTTATTAATTGTCTTTTCTGGTTTCCGATAAAATTCGTCTTTAAATGCTTGTTTTTTCTCGATCCATAGACAGTATTTTTCTGTTAATCCCCTTTTATCCATTTCTTGCTGGTATTGATCAACCCAATAAACTACCTGTAGAAGGAGATGGCGATCTCCCCATTGAATATCTTTTTGTGTTCTAAGGTCTCTTTGCATTGATTGGGCAGCCAAAGAATACTTCCATCCGTCAATAATTTCTTTGTCTGTCAGTTTAGAAGATGGTACGTTGCAGCAGTGTTTTTTAAGGGTAGAAACACTAACAGGGATTTTAACAATTATATCTTTTACCTTTATTTCTTTTTCTTTGACTTCTGATGGTTCCTCTTGAATTAATTCTAATTTACTAACTCTTTCTCTTAAAAGTCTGTATTTATTTGATCTTTTCTCTGATCTTTTTATAGAAGCCTCGCTAGGCCTTTTCCAAAGCCCTTTCCCAGTACACTTATCTCGATATTCTTCACGTTCTAAGTCTTCTAATTCTTCAACTATCTTTAATAGCTGTTTTTTAGATTCTTCTGTTAATTTACTAAAAATAAATTGTCCTCCCGTCAGTGCGTTCAACGATCTTTGTTGTTCCCATGTTAGGGTAATTTGTTTTTTGGGCTTTAACTGCTCAATAGCTGATTCTACTTTTAGAATTTCTATGACAATTTTAGCTTTGGCACGATTGCCTTTTGTAATCTTAAGTTGAGATTTCAATCGAGCTAATCTAGTTTGCAAAGTGTTCATGTCGTTGTTCTGTGTTTTGTTTACTCTTTTATATTAGATCATTCTCCCAATAAAGTCAAGTATATGGGTCAATCTTTTCTGAGCGTTTGTACTAAGTATATCTACTTGTTATCATTGTAGATACATTGTAGATAGGGTGATCGACAACCGAAACCGTTACCCTGTAAAGGTTCTAGACTTTGTTGATAATGTCGATGTCTTATGGGAGGAGAAAAAGATAAAAGAATAAACCAGACTGGACAATAAAAAACTGTAGAGTAAAAAAAAGCAAACAAGGTCAACAGCAAGGCTGTTGGATTGTGATTCGATTGTTAATAAGGTTATTTACAATCGAAATCCTTATAGGGTATAGGTTTCAAGGTTTGTTTATCTTGTCGACACTCTATACAGAGAGAGAAAAAATAGGGAGAGATAAACGAACTGGACAATAAGAAAAGGATAAAAAATCTTGACACAGGGAAATAGAGTAACAATATAAACAAAGTCTAGAACCTATATATATCAATGCTTTTTATTGTTGATCACCTTATCTACAATCTATTTACAAACCAACAAACTATAAACCCCCTATGAGTCCATAGGGGGTTTATCTTGAATGTCGGGGTAAAGACCCTCGCTTTTAGCGACGGGAGTGTCAAATGGGTTTAGGTATTTTTACCGTTTTTTGTCGTTTCTCATAAGCATTCGACCGCCTCGCCATCCCCGTGCTTTTTCTCGTTCGGTTTCGAGGAGGTTAAATTTAGCTATATCGCGCTCTTTTTCGGCGTGTAATTCTTCGATCACTAGCCGCTTATAGTCAAGCATCGAGTTTTTACTGCTAAAGTCAGCGATCATAGTCTTTTGAGTTTTGATCAACTCCTCTAGTATTTGCTTCTCTTCGCTTAGTTTGACGATTTGGCTCTCAAGTTGCCTTACCTCTGTAATTGCCTCGCTCTTGACGCGAAAACCAGCTAATGTGTGAAGGAATAATCGGACTCCTAGCTTAAGCACTTGAGAGGCTAACTCAGGATTATCCTTTGGCAACCACTTACAGATTAGGTCTTCTGGGATTAGATAAACCCCTTGCAACCCGCCCTCTGTTTGAATTTGAGCCTGTTTTAGCAATCCTAATCCTAACCCCATTGTGTTACCCCCTTGTAACCCGCTCCCTGTTTGAATTTGAGGGTGATTTGGAGATTCAGAAGTTACCCCCTTGCTATTTTCTTTAGATAGCCGGTTTAATCGCATGGTGATAGCGTTGGAGCTTTTCCCAGACATACGAGCATATCCTTTGATTGAGGCAAAGCTTTCACCGGTCTGAGTGTCGATAATTAGCTCGATGCCGTCGTGATCAAAACGTTGTAAAATTAGATCAGCCATGTTAGCCTCTACAGTAGGTTGACTTAGTTAGTCCCTCGCGTCAACGAGGGCATATTAATATTGTACTACATTAAATAATCAATTATTCCCCAATATAGAAAATTCTATATTGGGGAATCTGGACACAGTAGCAACAAACTAATAAAACGTATATATATCAATACTTTCTACTGTTAATACACTGTTAACAGATTGTTAGCAGTGTATTAACTAAAAACCCGTCAATTAATTGACGGGTTTTGATTAATTAAATTTTTTGTACTCTTGTAGTATTATTTGGGTTGCCTCCTCAATTTGGGTTCCTTTTGATAGCAGTTCAAGGACTTTAGCTAAAACTTGTCTGACTCGTTCTTTACCTATTCCTAATTCTGCTGTAGTTGATGCCACTTTAAAGCGATAGTTCCGATGACGGGAAGTAACAGGCACTGGGTCAAGATTATTGTTTTTTGCCCACACCAGATAGATGTAGGCTTGTCTAGAAGTTATCACTTTTGTTTTTCTAGTCTTAATTTTTGAAAACATCAATCATCTGGTATTCTTTGATTAAATCAAGGGAATATACACTCCAAATATGAGCGTCTAAAAAGTTAATTCCCGCATTTTTTGCCGCTAGTTTATCTTCTTCTCGATCTCCTACCATTAAAATATCGATAGGTTCTTTGGCGAAGGCTCTTAAAGCAGCAAAAATCATCCCAGGATTAGGCTTTCTGAATTGCTCAATAAGATCGGGGTACAGTTCATCAATTTGCACGCAGGAACATTTTCTCACGCGAAAACATTCCCGTCCTTTAAAATCAGGGCAAAAATAAATGCAAGAAAGCCGGGGAAATATTTCTAAAGTTTTTAGCTGTTCTTCAATTGCACTTTTTAAGGATTTATGTCCAGCAGCTACTCCGCCCTGATTAGTGATTCCTATCATCGTCCATCCCTCTTGATGGTAAATTTCCATAGCTTTTATCGCCCCTTCGATTGGTTCCTGATCGTTTGGATCTTCGATGAATTTTCCGTTGGTAGATTGGCGGATCGTGCCATCAAGATCGAGCAATAAAGCTTTCATTTTTTCAAATTTTCCCCTACTTAAGCTTCAGGGCATCCCTAATAGGGATTAAGCGAATAATCAAGACAACTGATAACTGACAACCAATTCAACCTATCTAGTGTTGCATCCCAAAATTCCATAAGGATCGCCGTCTTCCTCCACATCTATACTATTCCATCGCTGAATAATTTCTTCAGCAAAAGCCTTAGTTAGCAGGGAACCTGGACGATAATATGATCTTCTGTAATGGGCTACTTCTGCGGCAGTTAAAATTTCAGAAGTAGTAGCCCGGGAGTTGATGTAGTTAGCAAATTCTTGAGCAGTCATTACCTTTTTGGAATTAGCCATTGCCTTCTTGATGATTTTCCCCCTACTTAAGCTTCGGGGTATCCCTAATAGGGATTAGATAAAGCGCACGCAACTACGACTATAGTTCATAGTTTCAATTCCTAATAGGAGTTCTTTGTGCAGCTACCTTAAGTAAATCACTTAATTCTTGATAGGTGTTGGCGAAGCGTGCCGCTTTAGGCACTGGCACGCTGAGAAAAGCGGTAGCATACTTCTTGATAGGAGATGCTCTGGATTTCCCCTTTGACATTTTCAAATACCCAATAATCGCCATCGCTATCTTGATAAATAGCATTAGCATTTAAATCAATAGGAATCTCAAAAGTTGCAGATGTTTCGCCTTTTTTACCTTCAAATTTTCGACTTACAGGCTCGATAAACTTCTTAGTGAATCCACCGTGCTTAATATCTTTTTCGGGTGAGATTTTCGCTACCCATGCTCTCCAAGCGCGGCGAGGAGTTTCTAAAATAAGAGTGCGAGTTTTAGGCAATCTTTTAAAAGCCACGATATTATTTTTTTGAAGCTGTTCAATTGCGGCTTCTACCGCTAAGATTTTTTCAATTAGTTTACGCTGGTTTTGCCGTCCTCTACTGATTGCTAGTTGAGCGTTTAGTCGAGCCAGTTTAGATTGTAGGTTATTCATGATCTGCGATGCGTGTTTTGCTTACATTTCTAATATAGATCGATCCTCTTGATAAGTGTTGGCGAAGTGTGACACTTGATAAACTGCCACTAGAATAACTAAGAATCTATTTAAAGTAATAAGCACTAGACCAAGTGCGTGCGTCAGCCGACTACTATTTCAAATCGGTTACTGGACTTACACCAGCAAGCTTAAAACGACTCATTAACTAGTCTCACCAGCCGACTACTATTTCAAGTCGGTTACTGATCTGCCCAGTAGCTTATGGAGGCTCTAATTAATGGATGCACTCGGTTTCGCACCTTATATTTTAAATATATCATGATAATTTTCAGATAGTTGGCAAAGTGTGACAGTTTATCAAGTGTCACTGTAGATACTTTTGTACTGATTATTCTGTAAACCACTGTAAATAAATCTGATGCGCTATCTGTGCAGTCATTACAGGAGGCACGCTCATTCCTATTAAATACTTTGGATCGATATTTTTAAAGTTGTAATCGAGTGGATAGCTACCAATTAGGCAAGTTGCTTTATTTGATATATAATTATTTAAGTTACTGTGTATTAGCTTCTTGTTGCTTGCTATTACTGTTAAAGGCGTTTGATTTTCTAAGCAAACAAAAGTAAATCCAATGCTGCCGATTTTGCCATTTAAACTTTTTTTATGTGTTTGTAACACACCTGTTGATGTTATAGGGTTTTTTAAAAGTTTTTTTATATAATTATGTTTAATTGCTTCTCCAATTTCATTTGTTCCAAATTCACCAAACAAAATTGGCTCTTCATTAAAATTTAACTCTAGATTTTTAAAGTTTAAATCATTCCTTTGACAAATAAAGAACACTCGCTCACGTTTTTAAGGCACTCCCATGCTTGCGGCGTTCAAAAGAAATAACTGTACTTTATATCCTGCTTTTTCAAATTCATCTTTTATTCGCTTTACATACGCTTTGGCATTACCTTGAATAATTCCTTTAACATTTTCAGCGATAACGACCTTTGGCTGTAGTTTTTTTGCTAATCGTATGTAATCAAAGAAAAGGTCATCAAGCCGCTGTTTAGCCTGACCTTCCCTAAATACTTTTTCTTTCCCCCAGTCTTTTTCTCTATTTCCTGCTATGCTAAATGAAGAGCAGGGAGGTGAGCCGTCTAAAATATCTAGGTTATAAAGTTCATTAGGAAAGATTGTACGATCAGCAAAATCTCTTATATCTTCAATAAATAAATATTTAGGATTGTGGTTAACTTTATATACATCAGCTACCTGCGAGTCTATTTCAACACCTCCTAAATGGTCAAAACCTGCTAACTTGTAACCCATAGTCGAACCACCGCCACAGATAAAAGTACCAAATACTTTTAACCCATGTTTTTCAATTCCAGGTGCTGGGTATCCATCTGACAAATTCCACTTATATGCAAATTTATGTTTAGTCATTACCTAAAAGCTTCCATACCGCTTGTTCGGGTGTCAATGCTATTTTACTTAATTGTTCTTTTACTTGCCAGTATTCATTTTCTGTATAACTTAATTTAATTATCATTTGCCCATCCATACCCTCGATGTCAATTTCTTTGTTTTTTCCCGAAAAATTATCTGTTATATTTGATTCAAAATTATCAGAATTATCTAAATTATCTGAAGTATTTAAAGCTTCTAGGATTGAATTTAAATCGCCGATTACTCCTAAATTCTCCCCTTCTTCATCAAGGTATTCAGCCTGGCTAATTAGTAAGTCAGTATCAAAAAGCTTTAATTCCGTAGCAAGGTCAAGCCCTGCCCCGTGAATCGTAGAATGGTTGTGAATAATCGAGTATTTTATAGCTTGAGCCTCATTTTTAGCGTAAACTCCTACTAAAACAGGAACCATCCACTCCCCATCGTTGTCAATATCTATACCTCTAGGTCGATCTATTTTGCGCTTTTTAATTGCTAATAGTGCGGCACACCGATCATGACCCTCAGTAATCCCCCCTTTTCCGCCGTTTAAGCTTGGATCGTAGCCAATTGGATCTTTAAATCCCAACTCCAATATTGAAGCTATTGTGTTTTCAGTGGCGTGTTTTTTGGAATTACCCTTTAGTTGTTTTAGGTCGCAAAGCCGTCGATACTCAATTTCTAATTTATCTGTCATGATTGATGTAAGATTAAGTAACTCTACTACTATAATAACCAATGGTTGTCACTAATCGAGGCAGAAAGCGTACATACTCTATTCATGAAGAGGTAATCGAGTTTACCAAATATCCTATCTGGGAACAGCAAGAACTAGAAACCCCTGATTGGTTTGAAAGATTTCAGATTTTTTACCTTCCTATTCCTTCAGGCTATCGCACTTTAAATCGAGCCTACGGTAACTGCGGGGAAGCTTCTGGGGAACAGATAGAGAAGACTAAATTTAAACGAGCTAAAACTGTCCCCGATGACTGGCAGTTAGCGCATAAAAACTATCGATGGGAAGAGCGGGCGAAAGCCTATTGGCTTTTAAAGATTCAAGAGCAGCAAGCTTACACTGATAGCATTTTACGAGAAATCCGAGAGAAGACTCTAAAGATTACTCTAAAAAACCTCGAAAAGATTGAACAGATGACTAATTATCCGATTTCTCGCCGTCGGATAGATTCTGTAGATGAATCGGGCCGGCCGATTGCCATAACAATTGAACCTAACGGAAATTGGAATCATAGAGACGCAGTGACTATGGCTAAAACGTTGACTGATACCTTTGAAAAAGTTTTAGGTTTTGACACCATCGAGTACGCAATTAATATTGTTCAAAAGCACGGATTAGCTGTTATTGACCCTGACGGAAAACTTATAGGACATTCTGGCATAGAGAAACTCGACGACGGACTGACCTCGATTATTCGTGATAGTGCAGAATTTGATGATGATGTAATGATTCCCACTAGGATAAGCGATGACGATGAAAGCGAGTAAATTATCATTAAAAAATCTCTCAAAGATAAAAACAGCGACCGAAAAATATCGACTTGTTAACACCAAAGAAGAAATTGTTTTTCCTCAATTACAAGAGGGAAAACAAGCTTTATTTGGAAAAATTGACGCTGATGTAATTATATTCGGTGGAGCCGCAGGAGCAGGAAAGACCAGAGCCTTATTAACTGATTTTGTTCGTCAAGAATATATTGACAATCCTGATTACCGGGCTGTCATGTTTCGCCGGACTTATCCTGAATTTACTCAAGCTGGGGGATTAGTAGATGAAAGTCGTAAAATCTATTATCCTATCAAGGGTACTTTTATAGAAAAGCCTAGTCTTGAATGGCGGTTTCCTAGTGGTGCTAGGGTATCTTTTAGGCATTTACAGCATGAAAAAACCGTGCATATTTATCAAGGCTCTCAGATTACTAGGATCGGTTTTGACGAACTAACCCATTTTACGCGGGAACAGTTTTTCTATCTTCTCTCTAGAAACCGGTCTGTATCAGGAATTAAACCCTCTGTTAGAGCAACCTGTAACCCCGACGCTGATTCATGGGTAGCTAGTTTTATCTCTTGGTGGATCAACCCAAAAGACGGTTATGCTATTGAAGAAAGGTCGGGAATAGTTCGATACTTTATTAGGCAGGGAGATACGGTTTATTGGGCTGATAATAAACAAGAATTAATTGATAAATTTAGTCTTAAAGATAAGCTTTTTGAAATGATTCCTAATGATATTCAAAAAAAGTTTTTATTAAATGAAGAAATAAGCATTAAACCAGAAGACTTAATCAAGAGTTTTACTTTTATTCCTGCCACGATTTTTGATAATAGAGAACTGATAAAAGTTAACCCTACCTACTTAGCTAACCTTTATTCACTTCATCAAGTTGAACGAGAAAGACTTCTTAGAGGTAATTGGAAGATTAAATACGAAGCTGGTACAGTATTTGATCGGACTTGGTTTGAGATTCTCGATAAAGTACCCGATGATTGGAAGTTAATAGGTAAAGTGAGGTTCTGGGATTTAGCGGCAACTGCTAAAGAAAATGCTGAAAACTATCACTGTTACACGAGTGGGACTCTTGTTTATAAATACCAAAGAATTAAGAATACACTACCAGATTTAACTGAAATCAAGGAATTTGCCTATGTAATTGCTGACAATATCTGTGAGCAGAAAAAGGTAGGGGAAGTTGAGTTAATGCTTAAAAATACTGCTGAATTGGACGGGAAAACTGTAGCTGTAAGATGGGAGCAGGAAGGGGGGTCAAGCGGTAAATTTGTTGAGAATACCATTACTAATGTAATTAAAGAAAATCATCCGAATCATGATATTAGAGCGATAGCACCTCAAGGGGATAAACTAACGCGGGCTTTACCCGTAGCCACGGCAGCTAGTCGGGGACAAATCTTTATCTTAAGAGATGGGACATGGAACACTCGGTTTTTAAATGCCTGCCAGGGTTTTGATGGTAGCAAAAAAACACCCCCGACTAATGACATTGTAGATAGTCTATCAGGGGCATTTTATTCCCTTGAAAATGAGTTTCAGGGACATGAAAAGGTTATTGGCACGATTGTTACTTCTGCTCCTGTTAATCGGTTTAGAAGCGGTTTTAGGGGTTAGTGGTAGTCCATCCACATTTCCAAACGATACCAGAAGTATTAATGTTAATACGCTCTATTTCGATTGGATTGTCATTTTTGCCGCTAAAATATTTACACCAATGCCAGATAGCCTCTGGCTCTGATTTTGATGCGATAAGAAGGTTAAATGATGTAACTGAATCTTTAATTAAGTACAAATTCATAAATCCTCGTCAATTTGATTTATTAGAGACTCTCGATAAAGTCTTTCGCGCTCTATCCAGAAACGAGCAGAAGGTACGCCTAAAGCTAATTCTATTTTATAAGCAGTACGAACAGTAATTTCTGCTTTACCCTTTATAAGTTGATTAATAGTCTTTTTCGGCAACTTCATGCGACTAGCAAATTCAGTTCTAGTTATTTTTCTTTTTTTTAGGATTTCAGCAAGGGTTTCTCCCGGCGGAGAAACAAAATCTGGTGCGTATGTGTTCTCGGTAGTATTAGTCATAGATTTTCGTTAAACTACATATTTTTCCATATTCCAGGCGGAATTAAACATTTTTGAACACCCCATAAAGCGCATTGTTCTTCTTCGTCATCGTCAATCATATCTTTGGCTATATCCCATCCCGTATGCTGATAGAAAAAGAACATAAACTTAGGTTGAGTCGAAATATTAAATTTTTTTAAAATTACCGTCGTATAATCATTTACTATTTCAGTTTTTAGTAAAAGTTTTTTAGCAATTTCTTTGTTATCAAACCCACAAAGAAAATAAAAACAGACCTTTTTCTCTAGAAGAGATAATTGATACCAGCAAAGCCAAAAATGACGATGGCTTGGAGTCATACATTCTTCAATTTCTTCTTCCATTGTTTTACTCCTCATTGATTACAAAAAAATCGTGAACAAAATAATTGACAACCTTGACCGCTTCCTTGGCTCTTGGAATAAAGTCAATATCTAAGTTAATAAACATAAAAGGGTCTTCTGTTTTTTTTGTGTTTTCTAGCTTATGGTAGCAGGATGTATTTAGTAATAAAATATCTCCCGATTTTACTATTAGTCTTTGAGTGTCTTTTCTGCAAACTAACAGATTATCTATCCGCTTATTAATACTGCTAAAGTAATCTGTTTTTAGAAGTTTTTCTAAAGTATTATTATCTATTGTAGAAGCGTAAAGTTCATAATTGTCGCTTTGAACAACTAAAATAATTGAATATTTTTTATCTTCATCAATGTCGTCAGTGTGCCATTCTACCCCCAACGTCCACCATAGAGAATAAGGATCAAACAAGTCTAAAGGATTGTTAATCCAATTGTGTTTTGCTCTTGCAGAAAAGGTAGTAGAATCATAAATCAATTCTACTATTTTGTTTAACTTGTCTAAATTGTGATATTTGCCTAATTTATACAGAGGGTTCATTTTTTTGTTTGGTTGATGATTGTTGACTGATAACTAATAACTGATCGATAAACTAAGTAAATAATCTTGATGCAATACTAAGTAAATATATCCATTCTTTTTCAAGCATTAATTCCGTTTTGGAACCGGCTATATCGAACAAACAAAAGTTAACTTCGTCTATGGGATTACCATCGTAGAATAACTCAATATCAGTATATGGGAATACTGTCATAAAGCTAAACTTAAAGTCGGCATTTTGGCGATTTTCGCAGGTTAGTGTAGCAGAATGATCTGAATTTAGTTTTAGTTTCCAGTCAATAACTGAGGGAAAGTTTTCTTTAAAATGTTCTTCCTTTACCCATTTAGCAATTTCGTCGATTACCCATTCTTGATCTTTTTGGATAAAGTAGTGAATGCCTTCCGAGTATTTAAAAGGATAAATTAACTTTGTTTCGTACTACTTTAACTTAAAGTCTTGTGGCTCTGAGTTAATCTTAGGGAATTGTCCTATATTTATCATTGTCATTGTTTTACTCCTAAATAATTTGTTTACTGATAACTGATACCTAGCTAAAATTAATCAAAAATTGAGCAGATTATTTCTTTCATTTCTTCCGTGTAATTACATACAGGACGGCAATTTAATTGTTTATGGCAAAGATCGTAAAATTCAGCTTTACTGCCTGCTTTTTCCCATATCCAATTAATCATCTCACCGTCAATTCCTTGATTATATGCCCACATTTGGGCTTTGCCTGTCCAGTCAGAATTGTTTTGATTGTCAGAGGTCATAGCTTGTTACTTTGTGCTTTTGCTTGCTTGATTTTATCTTGCATCATTCTCCCAGTAAAATTAACTATCTGGGAGAATAATTTCTGAACGTTTGTACTGCTTGATAACTAATTTAAGGCTTTTGCAAGAACAAGCACCCTAGAACGTTCGAGGGATTAGACTCATCCCGGACGATTGCACCAGGGGCAAGGCAGTCTGTGCGTCCTATCTTAGCGGCTGCCGCTGCCACTAATCCTGACACAATATAGTACACCTCCTCCTGATACTCAGGGAGTCCCTCGATCTCCCCGTAGATAACGGTTTCTACTGGGATACCGTCAATGGGTTCTGCGGGTTCGTTGGACATTTTGACCCGCGGGAGAATCCCGGATGCTGGGATTTCCTTGAGAACCACAATCGCCTCTTTGTTTCCCAGAAACTGTTTTTTTTCATCTTGGGTGATGCCAGCCTTGTTTAATATGGTGATGTTGTGGGGGGTAGCGTTGATAATAGTCATGGTTTTTACTCTTAATAGGTTGCTGTTTACTGATAACTGATAACTGGTATCAAAACTCTTGCCATGTCATCGGGTCGGTCATTGGCTCACAGTACCGACTTAAATCCGACGGCTCGGTATCATCATAAATAAAATCGTCTGTAGGTTCGTTACTAGGAATCTCATAGTAGCGTCCGCCACAATTTACAAGTCCCATCGTAGGGGAAATAACAAAAGATTTTTTGACGGGTTCAAATTCGATTGCGGGTAATTCGCAGCTAGGAAGTTTCCCGTCGGGGCTGAAACCACGACTTAACTTACCATTAAAAGTATCGAAAAACCATTCTTTACCAGTTTGCTGGCACGTTACTCGGAGAGTGGTAATTTGACCCTTTCCCCATACTTCAAGGGAAACCCAGTGCTTTTGTCCTTTGGCGATCATAGTGAAATTGCCAGACATGACGGGAACGCGGTTAAATTTGACAGAAACAGGATTAGATGTTAACATGACTTTTGACCTGATAAGGGTTGACGGAAAGGCGATCACACTAATTTGCAGTTGGGAGTGGTCGTCTTTCTCTATATCTGTATATTACCGCGAAGTTAGTAATATTGTCAAGCATTATTCCAAAAAAAGTTATAATAAATATATTGAGTGTAAAACTAATACAATGGTACTAAAAAACAGGGTCAAGGAATTTACAGAATCTAGAGGCATCACAATCTATAAATTTGTTCAGCAAACAGGCATTGCGATGTCCACGGGGTACAAGCTATCTCAGAATCCTAATCACTTACCATCTATCACAGTTTTGCAGGCAATCTGTGATAGGTACGAGATACAGCCTAACGAAATTGTCTATTGGATTGATTGAAAAGCTAGAATTAAGGAAAATGTAGGCTAGGATAAATGAAGCAAATTACGGCAATATTTAACACTTATCTGAAAAAAACTCCAGACTCAGCGTCTGATTTGAAAAAAGATGAGTTGATTTTTGTAGAAAAAAATCGAAATTATCCTGTAGATAAAGTTTTATCTGAATATGGATTACACATTCAAGTAAAACTTAGCTACGGCGCAGGTGATTGGTGGGTATTCAAACCACATTGGGATTTATCTGATTTACCTAATACTTCACTGGTAACAGCCATTTTTAAGTTTCCTGTAAGTCGATCTCCTAAGTTGATTGAAGGAATTCTGCAATTTTGTCGAGGAGATAATAAGGAAATTGAAGTAGTGGCTACCAGTGGCGCAATTGGGTATCAATACCGAGGTGCCGAAAAAATTGTAGGTAAGGGGCAAATACCGGAAGGAAACCATTGGGAAATCAATACTAAAGGATATTGGTTAGATACAAAAGGTGTTGAAGGGATGTTTTTTCATATTACGCCTGATCCTTACAAAGGATTAGGGTTTTTTCGATCAGAACTTGGATTACATCGAGATGCTAATGTACCTGGAAGCGCAGGCTGTATTGTAGTTAGAAATAGTCAAATTTTTAACAACCAAATAGTTAGCTATTTGACTGGGTTAAGTCGGGAACAAAAAACAGTGAACTTATTAGTACAATACACTTGACATTCTATTTTTTGATGCGCTAATATAAAAGCGGGGTGAGTGAAATGGTTTCCACATAGGCCTCATAAGCCTAAAACACTAGGTTCGACTCCTAGACCCCACACTAATCAAGCAAAATTCCAATTAAGAGAATTATCAAATCCTTGAATATCGGCAAGGGCTTTTTCTCCTGATTGGGTAAGTCGATAGTATCTTTTTTTAGCACCGGCTCTATCGTTAGATCGCTCGGTTCCCCATCGAGATTTAATGAGTCCTTTTTCCTCTAATTTCTGAAATACAGGGTAAAACGAGCCAATATCAAGGCTTCTACCTTTAGTATTGGCTATAGATTCAATTATCTGCAATCCTGACAATTCTTTATTGTAGAGAGTCCGCAAAACAAGGATTTCTTTAGGGATCATTTAAATATGGTATAATATTGATACGCCCCCGCGTTAACGGGGGACTAATCACAATTACTATTACAGAGTAAATCATGACTAATCCTAGTTTACAGCGTTTTGATCACGATGGTATTGAATTAATTATCAATACCGAGACTGGTGAAAGCTTTGCCTCAATTAGTGGATATGCCCGGATGTCAGGGAAAATACCTTCAACTATTTCTCGCCGTTTGACTATGAGGGGTTTGCGTGAAAAGGGTCTTGATCAAGCTCAAATCGAGACAGCAGGCGGATTACAAGGTGTTGCATTGATCCCAGAAGATTTAATCTGTCAGTGGTTAATTAAAGACAATCACGAACTAGCCCTAAAAGTAATGCAGTTGGGCGTTCGCTTATTCCTTCACACCTTAGCCGGTTTTCAGGTCAAAAGTGAGGCAATTGAGACTAACAAGCAACTTGAGAGCCAAGTCGCTGAATTGACTGCCAAAATCGACAAATTGGATTATCGAGAAGTTGACTATATCGATGAAATCCTCGGCTTAAAAGACCGAATTAAAAAGCTTGAGAGCGAGAACTCTACTCTAGAGGAACAAATCGAGTTAATGGGGGGATATTAGGTGAAAAGCAGTAAATAAGGTTACTTACTGCTAAAATAAAAAACAATTGATAACTGATAAAGCTAACCCCTGTAATCTCTACAGGGGTTTTTTGTTGTCTAATGTTCGGAGATTGGCTAGTTGTTAGATTGTTAATAGATTGTAAACAAAGCTATTAACAATGGAATCCTTGATATATATAGATTTCAGACTTTGTTTATATTGTTAGCCTTGTTCCCGTGTCAGAATTTTTTATGTTTTTATTGCTGACCTCGATTAATTAGATTGTTAGTTTGTAAATAGATTGTAAATAAGAGTATTTACAAAGATAGAAAAGATGAAAGTATTGATATATATAGCTTTCATTATTTTTGTACTTCTTTGTTGATATTGTTGATGATTACCCCGTGTGTATTTTTTGCCTTATTGTTGAGTCTGTTTCTTTTTATTGTTGACCTTGTTTGTTTTCTTTATCTTTTTTCTCTCTATAGAGCATCAACAATATCTACAAAGCCTAAAACCTAGTCGGGGTAAGGGTTTTGATTGTAGATAACCTTATTAACAATTGAATTACAAAAAGAACAAATTAGAGATAAAGCACTTCTCGCTTTTAAAATTCTCTGATTAGCCGAAAATACGGCATTTTGTCAATAGAGTCAGTTTTGCGTTTAATCACTTTTATTGCTGACTTTGCTGTATATCTTCTTTTCTCTCTTTTCCTCTATAAGGCATCGACAATATCTACAAAGTCTAAAGCCTATACTCAGCAAGGGTTTCGATTGTCGATAACCTTATTAACAATCTATCTACAACCTAACAACCGCTCTGTAGTATTTGTAGTATATGTAATACGGATAGATAAAAAAAATACCGCTCCCTCGTAGGGCGGTAATCCAAGTCAATCTTTAAAAAAATTCTCTCATAGTCTTAATAGAATTGTCAAGACAAAAAAATAAACGCGCTCCCGGGTGCGGTATAAAAGAGCGCGGCGGTGTAAATATGTTTTCCTTTTAATTATATCTCAAAAAAGAAAATTCAAGATATAATAATACAAGAAACAGTACGCACCTCATCGATGGCTCAAAAAGTCCTTACTGGTAACTATTTTCTTAAAGGGCAATCGTATCC